TCATCTCTGTCATACCAAGGTATCAAAACCGTACTGCCATGTCAACCCAACCCCAGAAAAAGCGTCAATCAACTACGTTGGTAGTGGTTGCATGACAAACACTGTACAGGCGTACAGTATTTTCGTAGCGGCGTAGCGTCGCAAGGAGGGCTATCTCGCAAGAGATCCTTGTCAGGATCTCGCGCGAGATGTCGGGAGATGTTTTTCCCGAGACGAAAAAAACCCTCGGAGTTGCCCCCGAGGGTTTGTGCTTAGAAGCAGGAAACGAATAACATCAGAACAAGAATGACTGACATAAACTCAAACTCTGTCCCGGGCATCACAGACATTGAAGTAACGCGACCGAGGCCGATGCGTGAACTTCTTCCGCTTTCTCCTGGAGCTTTGTGAGCGTCTTCCCAAGAATCTGTTCGTACTCCGAAACGAGAGCTTTCAGTTCCAGCGCGTTCGTCTCTTTCGTCTTGAGAGCACGCTTACCCAAGTCTTCCGTCAGGATAGATTCGGACAAGTTCTCCAACTGCTTCTCGACTTCAATCACCAGCGAGTCGCAGACAGCGTCAACTGTCTCGTTGTCAGTTGTAGTCTTCATGCGCCACACACGGTTACTCGGATTTGCCTGCTCGATGACATTGACGATTGATTCCCACTCGTCAGCTTTCGAGTTCGGAATCCAGTAGAACCCACCACGCGGACGGAGCGGGATTCCCGAAAGTCCGTTGCAAGCCTTGACCAGGATTCCTCCCAACTTGGCAGCAGTCACTTGTTGCCGCTCGACACGAAACGCTTCCTCGATGGCATCCATCTTAGGATGATCACACGGGTTGGAGAGAATGCATCCCGAGTAGACAACGCGGAGTTCTTCCTCGTGAACGAGTTTGCGGTTGTTGTTCTCGTCGATAGTTTCTTCCTCGTGGACAACCGCGAAACCGATACCTCCCTTCAAGGGACGAATGATCTTGTTGCGGGTCGGGAAGTTCTGCTGAATCGCACGGCGCAGAGCTTGAGCTACGTTCTGAGTATCCGGAAGCAAATCTTGCCGACCGATAAGATCGAACCCGTCGCGGAGTTTCGAGATGGACGTTCCATCCGTGAGGCTCCAGAAGACTGTGATACCGTTGTACTTTACTGACTTTTCGATGCTCATGATATTTCCTTTGTTGAGCGGGCGCTTGATTGCACCAGCTAACCTCCGGGCAAGAACCCGGAAGTTAGAGGGAGACTCAAGCTTCTCCAGGTGAGAAGGTCGGAAGGAGAAGTATCGCAAGGATAGACAACTCCTGAAAACATGGGTCGTAGCAAGATTGTTCTGCCAGCCATTCTTCCCAATCAGTCATCTTTCACCTCCACGACATCAACCCAGTTGGGACAATAGTGACGAGTCGAGTTCCCGATAAGACACACAATGAGCGGGATACCGTCAAGTTCTGCCTCGCGAGGAAAGTCGAACCATCCGTCAGTCATCACCACGATACAGTCGGGAACTTCCTGGACTGCTCGCTGGAAGAGAGGAGTCATGTTCGTGCCACCGCGCGACTTGATCTCCACGCCTGCAACGTCATGGACGTAACCAGCAAAGTCGACTTTCGTGTCACCTGTCACAACGAATGTCTCGGAAGCTGACATCTGGAGAACTTCCCCAATCTCGCTGAAGCAGTGGTTCAAGTCCTCGTCCGACATCGAGCCAGATGAATCTACCACCAGGGCAGGATTCAGCGTTGGCTCGTAGACCGCAGGAAGAACAATGTCGTCATGGAGTACGGAAGTTCTTTTGTTCGGACGGGCAAAGGTAAACGCGCTTGCTCCGATAGTTCGCTCTTGCGACTCCTTGAGGAGTTGAGCGAAAACTTCCCGCCAGTCGACTTTGGGAGGTTCGAGAATCTCGCCTGCCCACTCAACGAGATCCCCGGGCAAAGAACCCGGGTCGTTCTTCTCTTGCTCTCGAACTTCCCGGGCGCAAGCTTCTTGGATCTCTTCGATGTCTTCTTGCGTGCATCCTGGATTCTCTTCTGAAGGAGGCCCAAGTTCCCAGGATCTCTCTCCCCCGACAGCATCGGCGCTTTCTCCGAATGTCGAGTTTTCTCCGTCTTCCTCTTGTTCTGGAAAGCGGGCGTTCTCATAGTAGTACTCCGTCGTTTGTCCCCAGGGGAGAGGGTATCCTCTCTTGGAAGGGAAGGAAGTTGGGAAGATGCAGTTCTTGGGAAGATTCTTCCGCAGGAACTCCTGACTGTTCAGCGCCATGTCCGCAGCGAGATTTGCGTTCCGGAGGTTGACAGGAGTTCCATCCTTCTCGCGCATCAGACGAAACCGCTCAAAGTGATTTCTCAGAGGATGCTGCACCTCGTGCAAGAGAGAAGCGATGGACTGGAGAGTTGTCTCTTTCTCCGGGCCGATAAGAACCCGTGGGTCAACGTAGACCCGGAAGAACTCATCGACACACCAGGAAGCTCCTGACTTGTCGCGTAGTTCCGGAGAGACAACAAGCTGAGTGGCAAAGATGGCGGAAGCCATCGAGGGATAAACCTCGAAAGCTCCGAGGCGGATAAGTTGCAGCTCCTTGGTGGCCTGCGACATTTGCTGTTCTGTAAGTTCCATTGTTTTTCCTTTGTTAGTACCGCGTGGTGATGGGGTGGGTAGATACTCGAAAGTGCCAGTTGCCTGCGACGCGCTCAATGCGAATCCAGTACTTTGTGAAACAAGAGTAGGTAGTTCCTTTGAAAGTCACACCGATGACAGTTGCCGGGTGGGACGGAAACACCTTCTCGCCTTCTCGCCTGTGGATCCACATTTCTTGAGGCGGGATGGAAGAAGGAGCAAACCCGAACTCGCACAGTTCCCGGAACCACTGGTGATCCCACCAGTGCCGCATCCAGTACTGGGCAGATACGTATTTCGTACCGTCGGGCCGATGGGGAACATCTTGAATGAAGTTGAACGGCTTACTTCTCAGTGCTCCAGTTCGATGCTCCTGTCCCGCAAGGCCAGCAGGCGCTAACCTCTTGCGGAACCATTTATCGACAAAGTCCCCTTGGTTCTCTCGGAAGCCAAACCCATATCGCGACTTGAACGATTCAGCGAGCTTCCGGGACCGCACACTTGAGTCTCGGTAGTTCCGAGAATGTATGAACGTCCGCTCTCCCTTGGGCAACTTCTGGAGAGCTTTCTCCCAGTTGCCCGTGTGGTAGATAGTCCGTCTCCACTCGTCCTTGTTCTTGTCAACTCGATAGGCTCGCTTCTGACGGGCTTCTTCCGCATACATCCGCAACTCTTTCGGGATGAGAGCAAGAACGTTTGAAGGGCTGACTTGCAGGTTTGCTCGTGTCTTCTTGCTGGATACTTCCCGCATAGCTTTCAAGAGCGGAATCGCTTCTGGCCTATCTCGCAGGGTAGACTTGAGCATTGCCTGAATCTGCCCATCTGTCCAACTACAGTAGACACGCCAGGCGCAAAGTACCTCGTAGCATCGACAGCGAAACTCCGGAGCAAGAACCTGGAGCGCTTGCACACGCTCCAGGGAGTTCTCGGAATCTCTCCTATGCTTAGGAAGTGCCAGGCTCCTTTTGCCAGAAGCAGTCTCCATCAAGAACACCGCATGGTGCTCACCGAGACATCGGACTTTCGTCCACACGAGCGGGTAAAACTTGGTAGTCATAAGTCCGTCCCCCTACTGCTTCATGTCGGCAAGAATGGCTTTCAGTCCCATGAGCATTTCGCCGTACTCCATCACGGTCGGATGAAGTCCACGCTTCTTCATGAGCTTTGTGCCGTCTTTCTTCTGGAGCAACTTGCCCAATGTGCGAGCGGGCAGAACTGCCAAGTCACGGTCGTTCGTCTTGGAGAGAAGTTCCCAGGCGTTGTAGAAGTCGTCCGGGTCCATCGTCATCGAGACACGAGCAGCCACAGCATTGAAGAACGCAAACTGCCGGTCAGTCCGAGTCGGTATCTCGACAGAAGCGGGATCCTTCAAAGCAGCGATAACGTCCAGACCGTCCGCTTGCATCCGGAGCCAGGAAGCGTATTCTCGCCCAAGGCCCTCACCGACCATGCCGCGGAACATAATCTCGCGAGCACGCAAGGAAGCGCCACACTCCCGGGCAGTAGAATCCGCCTTGATCAGATTCGTCCAAGTCCGAGGATTGCCCCGAGTCTTGTTCATGAACTCACGAGATGGAGCTTGTGCGAAACCGGAAGTTTCGTCAAAGCTTGGCGAGTCAGGATTGCACTTGCCGACCAGGTAGGAGATGACATCTGCTGCTGCCTCTTGAGTTCCTGGAAACCAGTTGCCTTCCATCATGTTTTCCGACCAGTAAGCAAAGTCCATCTTCCACTGCAAGTGCAAGAACCGGGTAGATACCGGAGGAGCAAGATGCGTCGGATTGACCGCGATCTCGGGAGGGTTAGCGAGCGCGATGATGTGAGTCAGGTTCTCGTCGAGCCGCAAGTCTCCCGCAACTTTCTCGGAGACAAGTGAGAGGAACGGAGCCATGACGGCTTTGTTCATCGTCGTGAACTCTTCAAAGATGAACACGTATTGGTTCCCCTTTGCCTGTTCTTCCACAGCCTCTTTGATGGCTCGCAGAACTGGAACACGTCCCCATTCGCCATCTTCTCCCCGGGCAAAGAGACCCGGAATGTCCGTGGTGTCCATGGAGTTTCCGTTGAGGAACCAGTACTTCACATCTGACCCGTCGGCATTTGACATGTTCTGGCGGATGTAGCTTTCGACTCCGCGCGACTTGCCGCATCCGTCCATGCCCCAGATAAGAACTGGCTGCGAGGGTTTAGAGTTCAACGCCATATCGAGCGTTTCGAACAACACATTCATTTTCGAGAAATCCATTTCTCTGTTTCCTTTGTTTGTGGTTTCCAGCAGCGACATGCTACCGGCTAAACTCCCCGGGCTGAAGAACCCGGGAAGTTTCGTCGGTGTCATACCCACCATGAGGGAGTTCGGGAATGCTTCCACTGAGCAATGTCTGACTTCTCGCAGCGGTAGTAGCGGCGATAAGAGGACACAGGGCAACTTGACTTGTACTGGTCAGGCATAGCCAAAGCGAAAGGCGTCATCGGCGTGTCGGGCAGAAGTGTCAGGAAGTCCCGAGCGCGTTGGATGACCCAGGCAGATTTGTGAATCCTACCGTAGCGCCTTCCATACTCGTGTCCGATAGCGTCACCGTGCAGAAGTAACCAGCGGTAGTTTGCGCGGGAAGTGCGAGCCCAGACAGAACACGGGTGGTTGACGTGCGTCGACTTGTACAGTTCGTCGCAGTCGGCACCGTGAGCCCGAGCGGCAGTGCTAAGTAGCTGTGCGGTCTCAAGACACATCTTGACGATGTGCTTGTCGCACAAGTCCTCGGCAGCGAGAACCGGGTGAGCGGAAAGGATGAAGATGTTCATTGTTTACCTCCAGTCAGGTGCGCGGTTCTGAAGTCCGGCAGCTTTGTAGAATCGGGAAGAGTCAAAGTTCGGGTTCTCTTGCGAGAACATGTTGGCGAACTTGATAGCGAGAATCCTGCGGGCATCATCCGAAAGGGAAGTTGTGTCCAAGATCTCAGCGATAGCGATGAAGTGTTTACGGGTCATGGTTAGTTGTCCTTTGTGGGGGAGGGGGAGGGTCGGTTGTTCTCGCGTTGCTCGCCAAACCAAGCAACGGCTGAGAGGAAAGAAACAAAGATGAGGAACACTGATAGTTGCATGATATTTACCTGATAGTCAGTTGTGGAAAGAAAACCGCTGTCAACAAGTCGCGGTAGCGTCGCAAGGTGAGGGGCTGTCCCCGTAGGGGACACGGCTCACAACACGTTCCGTGAAGTGAGCCAAAAAGCTCAAGACGCAAAAAGGCCCCAGGAGACAAGTCCCCTGGAGCGCTTTTGGCCTGTCTGGCCGGAGGCTACTTGGCCTCTCGGTCCTTCAGGACCTGGACGGCCTCGGCGATAACCTCCGCGGCAAACTCGCCTTTCTTGACCATAGCCTTCTCGACCTGCGCGTAAGTTAGGCCCAACTCGACAGCACCGGACATTTTGCCAAGGCACTCGCGAAGGATAAGGCGTCGTTGCCGCTCGGCTTCTGCCTCGGCGGAGAGAACGCCCTCGCCCGCCTCGATGAAGTCCTTCTGAACTCGCAGAATCTCGGTCTCTCCGACCGTCGTCAGGCACAGTGAGAAAACCTGCTCGCCGGTAGTTTCACTCACGATGCGGAGAAGGGAACCGTCGAACTCCTTTCGGTAGCCTTTGGTCAAAGTGCCCATAAGGTTTTTCCGCGTGTAGTCGGTGCGCCAATCGAACAGACGCGCGTTCTTGGCTTTTGCCATTCCGTCGACTTTGACGGATTTTCCGCCCTTGACGGCCGAGCGCAACGGGAGCGAGAGCACTTCCTGGTTGGTAGCGTTGAGGATGGTTTCTACTTTCTTGGACTCGGACATTTTCTACTTCCTTTGTTTTGAAATGTCGCCAGGGCCTCTCCCCTTTGACTCTTTCAATATAACACAAGTAACCAGCACGCGACTATAATCCTTGTCAAGAGAATGTCAACGGCTAAGTCGCTCGCGGGGAGTTAGGCGTAACTCGCCAGCGTTACATTTACGCCTAAAAATATTTCGCGAGATTTACGTAACGCTCCGCGGTCGACTTCGAGACAGCCCCCCCCGAAGGGGGGGGCTTCGCCTCGCCACTGTGGCTCGGCCCGCGCGCAGCAAGGGCTGACGCGCTCGTGCTCGCTGCGCTCGCACCGCTGCCGAGGAACTGGTTCCCTGCTTCGCTCCGCTCAGCAGAGCCATCCCCTCTTTAGCGGAACTTCGTTTCCGGTGTACCCCCTCTTTCACGCGCGACCCATTTTTGAGTGTCCACTAACGTCTACCAAGTTATGATCCACTTATGCGGACGGACTCGTGGTTAGAACTGCTCAAGTTGCCTCAGTTTGGGAACACGCATCTTCCTGAGAGAGCAAAGTTCCAGCATGTGCTGTATGCCCTGGGATTGTGTCCTCCGATTATGGAGACGCAGACTACTGCCCCTCTCCGGGCAAACAAGATGATCTTCCAGATCAGGAAGCGGATGTGCTACCTGCCGAGCTTTCGTGAGAACGTGTTTAGTAAGACGATGGGTGTGGCGCACAGTCAGTGGAGCGATCATGCGTTTCGTGCGTTCGGGTTGGAGGAACCTCCTACTCCGTATGAGGTTGCGACCTTCACCCTGGGCCAGGGAGCCGGAAACGTACCTCGAAGGTTTTTCCAGGGGATCGCTACGCGAGCGCCGAAGATTCACACGAGTGCGTTCCAGTGGTGGCTGTTAGGGCTCGGGGACGAGGTGTTGGAAGAGTTAGTGCCCGGATGGGAGGGTGCGAGGAGCGAGTTCATAAAGGTGTTGATGCACACTTCGTCCTTCGCGCTCTGGGCACTTTCTACAAACTTGACGCCAATCGTGAGAACACGAGCGCACGCCAGGGCACTTTTGGATGAGGGGACGAAGCTGCGTCATGCCCGGAGGGAGTTGTACGATACGACCTACGTGCAGACTCTGTTGAAGCTGGGGAAGAGGCCGCATCCGGTTCCACGCAGACTTCCCGAGTATTCTCCAGTATTTAGGAGCGTGGAGGAGAAAGAGCGGTATCACAAGTCGCTCCCAGAGAAGAAGCAGATGCATCGTGATTCCTCGCTGGGGAATGTATGGTGGAATGTGATAGGAATAGAGAAGTACCCGGATCGCGGGGAGCGGATTAGAAATCGGGATGAGGGCCGTGGGTTCGAGTACCAAGGGAGATTGAAGCTATGACGAATGACGATACAACTACTCCTGGGCTTGAAGAGGGCGCAAAGGAATCAACGAAAAGCCAGGAAGAAACTGCATTATCGAAGATTACATCTGTTCCTGATGACAACCAAAGCCTGCTAAGTCCCGAGGCTCTGGAGGAGTTACGGATCCAAGCCTTGGTGAATGACGAGTCGTTGCCTGCTACGTTTCTGGCGAAAGCCGCTCCGCATCTTCACAGCACGAACGGAGTGGTCGATTTCGCGACGACAGTATGTCTATCAGTAGCTCGCGGAGAAATCAAGGCGGGACAGTCGGCAGAACTACGAAAGTGGGCCGAACTTATGTACACTTGCATCGTGGCAAACGGTCCAAAGAACCAGCAGAACGTTCAGGTCAACTATGTAGAGCAGTTGATTCAACTCGCAGGAGGGGAGGAAGCTATGCAGCCTGAAGTCCTGGACGTTAGAGATGCAATCACCTCACCTCGTAAGAAAGCCCAGGGAGAATAACCATGGCCGATCAGGATCGAAGAAGAAGAATGTACACAAGAGAACCACTAACTGCGGAGTCTGCTCAAGCCCGGAATCCTGACCTTGTAGGAGCCCGAGCCGCTCTTCGAAGGGAAGCAGCCCGACGGCAGTTTGACGAGCCGAATCGACTGATCGGCGCCACTCCTACCACTGGTCCTGCACTGAAACCCCTGGGGCCTTCCGAGCCAAAAGACGTACCCGACCCCCGGTACGCAGGCATCCGCGCAGAGAGGAAACAACATGAAGCAATCATGGGTGGGTATGACGATGTTAACAGAATGAACGAGAAGTACGGGGAAACCGCTCGGAGGGAAGGTCGAGGTTACACTCCGGAAGAGCAGCAATCTATCACAAGTCGCATTGATGATCTCACACGAATGTCGCGTGAACCGGCTTCTGCTGAAAAGCCCGATACTGTTCCTGAAACACGGAGGAGTCTCCAGACCTCCCGGGCTGAGATGGAGCGGGCGATGCGTGATCCTCGGATTAAGTCACGTTCGGAGGAGCAGGAACGGCTCTCGCGTGAGATAGACTATCCGCCTCGTCAGCTTACTTCCGAAGAGCGTCGTGGGCTGATGACGACGCCGTACTTCGAAGAGATCATCCGTCGGAGAACTGGAGAGTAGTTGTGGCAGAAGATCGAAGAGCGACGATGCGCCGAGAAGCCGCTGAAAGGGCAATGGCGAGGGACGAGGAGAGCAGATTCCAGAAAGTACTGGAGAGGGCCGGAATCGTTCTTCTCCCGGGCTCTGCTGCCTACAAGGAAGTCCTGAACACGCTCAAGATGTATTCTGAGGCTACGGGTCAGTCTTTCCAGCAAGTCCTGTCCGATCCAGTGCAGATGGGCGCAATCATAGGGGATCCCGAAGATCTTGCCGGATACTTGAAGTTGCCCGTCGATGAGTCGAATCGTGAGGCGGTGATCGCTCGTAAAGAGCTTAAAGAACGTGTACGGGCCGCCCAAGCAGCAAACCAGCGAATAGATGCAGCAGTCCATTATTCTCAAGCGATCCAGAGTCCTCGTCTCGCAGCATACGCAGATGAAGTTCGGCAACCTTTGGGAGTACCACAAGCGGACACGACTGGATTCCATCGCGAGAGTGCTCCCGGCAGTTCACAGGCAGTGAACGCTTGGAAGAAGAATGTTGATCCTGAGTTCTTAGACAAGCTCTCATTTGTCCACTGGACAGCCGACCCAATCCCTCTTGCTGCAAGTCCCAGAGGTGTAGTTGATGGTGCCCTTTCCGCATCAGCCTATCTGAGAGACGACCCGAGTGGCATGGGCACCCTTTTTCAGAGGATTCTCGGGGGTGGTCTCGAAGTCGGTTTTATCCTTGAAGGAGAGCCGTCGTTCATCGCTAACATGGACATCAACTCCTACACGGGTAGTCCCCAATCGATGACTACAGCGCTAATGGATCCAGTTCTCGATGAAGACACCTTTATGACGGATGCCCGGAGGGCAGAGTTCAGGAGACAACACTCGTTCGAAGGATCTGAGGAGATCCTCGAAGAGATGGGCGCGAGTGGGGAACTCTACCAGTGGAGACCGTATGCGGGGCAGCCGGGCCATAATGAGGCCCTCATCCAAAAGCCTCGCATCGTAGGAATCGTGGTTGACCCGTATCAGCACAGTCGAAATGACTTCGACACAATAGTCACCGCAAGACCCAATCTGGAAGAAGCCCCTCGGTTTCGACAACTTCAAAAAATGCCGGAAAGGACAGCAGTGATTCTGGCAGAAGAAATGAATCTCCCTCTGTTTGATCCCGCAGGAAAAGTGTTGCTGCAACCAGAGGGTGTTTCTGATGAACAAGTCCGACAAGTAAGTCGAAACATTCCGAGCGGCGAGAACATTCCAAGACGAGTAACGGACGAGGAGCTTCCATACCTCATTGACAGAGCACATGATTCTATGGAGGCAAACGAGCTTCGAGCCCGAACTCGGAATAACATCCTTGAGGGTCTGACAGAAGAGATCAAGCTTCATACGGATCCAAACTTTCGTATCGACACTGACGAACCAATGGGCATCCACCAGGCGTTTGGGAGATACGTCGATTCTCCTCGAATCTCACGAGAAGAGCTGGATGTTGAGATCGAGCGAGTGCGTCAGCGTCCAGATTTTGACGACCCGTATGCCCCCGGTTCTTACAATGAGCAACTCGAAAGGCGGAACTTCCATCCCTCCCTGGCCCCTGTTCCTGAAGCGACCAAGATAGAAGAACTCAAAGAGCAGATTCTTATAGCAAAGTACAACCTAAAGCACGGAGGTGGCGACGAAGAGTATCAGCAAAGGGTCCGCAGACAACTCGAAGAAGCACAAGCCGAACTCGCAGAGGTGCGGCGATCCCGAAAGGCTTCAGCACCCGCAAGGACTCCAGCGCCAATGGGCGAAGAGTACATAGAGTCCATGCAGGAGCAGGAGAGGATCCAAAGAATCCAAAAGGAGATTCAGGATGCTGAACAGCAACTCGCAGCCGCAGACCCGGGCACACCAGAGGCGAGGCAAGTAGCCTCAAAGCTCGCAAGGGCAAAAGCTGCTCTCGCAAGGTTGGGGTATCTCGCGGGTGTTGCAGGAACTGCCTACGAGGGTGGCCGTCTTGCTGGCGAGATCGGACGCCATGGCCTGTTGGAAGGAACTCAACGCTATGGTGGAACAGTAGCCAAAGAGACCGGCGAGTTGCTTGAAGTTCCTCAAATGCTCGCACAAACCCTCCCAGGCTATGGAGAGCGCGGAGTGCATCCCGGCGCTGAACTGCTCGCAGCAGGAGGTCGTGCTCTACAGAGGGGAGGCCGTGCTCTTCGAGGAGAGCGAGAGGAGACTCGTGGAGTAGGTCTCGATCCAAGTGTCCAGGGCCTTGATGACATGCCCGAGATGCAGGAGTTTGATCGAGAACTCCAAGAAATCCTCGCTCAACCGACAACTGCTCCTGCCCGACTTAGAGAGAATGCGGCCCGGAGAGCGTTGATGAGTAGTCGAGAAAGAGACGAAGAGAACCTATGAGTCAAGCATCGGCAGCGCAGCTACTCAACACGCTCCGTTCTCCGGCGCACGCTCTTCCTGCATTTGGCGAAGTGCATGACCAGAAGACTGGTCGATTCGCTAAGTTCGATCCGACTCGAATAACCCATACATTACAGTCGGTTGTGCTCGACTACATGTCGAACCCTCCCAGGCTCCCTTCAGGCGAAACTCAGTTTTTGACTTTGCTTGCCTACCGTCAGGCTGGTAAATCCCTGACCAGCGAGTACGCGGCTTACTGCAAAGCTGCCTACATCCCGGGCTGGGACCATGTCTGCATCGCAGACAATAGGGACAGGGCCGACTACCTCCACAAGAGGGTTCATCATCTACACCAACGGTGGCCAGAACAGCTACGGTCAAAGACCCTCGCGACTCGTGAGAGTCGTCAGCTTACCTTTGATCCCCTACAAGGCGGCAAAATGCGTGTCTTGTCGGCAGAATCGGGCGCGGTTGGCGTTGGGCAGTCTCCTGATTCTTTCCATGCTTCCGAGTGCCATCTTTGGTCAGACTTCAACGGATCGATGTTTCTCATCAATCCGTCGCTCATCAACAGGCAGAACGCCCTCGTCATCTATGAGGCAACTCCCTGGGAGCGTAACTGCGCCTGGCACGAGCACTATGTCATGGCGAAAAAGGGCGCGGGTCGCCACAAAGCGGTATTTTTTCCGTTTTGGGATGGAAAACTGAACGCTCGTGCCACTCCGAAGGACTTTGTGCCCACGAATCAGGAGATTGACCTCCTAAATCGCTACGGATCCCAGGGTTTGACGACGGATAACCTCACATTCCGGCGATTCATCATGGATACGGACCCTGAAGTCCGGCGAAATCCCGAAATGTTCGGCGTGATGTACCCGTTCGACGACATTTCTTGCTGGATTGCGTCCACAAACGCTGCGATTCCCGAACATGCGCTCAAAAAGAGCATGAATCGGGAGCTTGAGCCCTGGACTGGGCCTTATCAGGAGTACGAACCGCCTCAAGAGGGCGCGATTTACGCGATTGGAGTCGATCCGAGTGGATATGCGGCCCGAGACCACGCTGCTTTCCAGGTTTTGAAGTGTTGGCGCGGCGAATGGACACAAGTTGCGTGTTTCGCGGAGCACATGGACCCATTGTCCTTCACAAATCAGCTTCTCCGGGTGGCAAACCGGTACAACAAGGCTCTGATCTGCGTTGAGTCCAATGGTGTCGGGCAATCCGTCCTCGCTCTGCTGAATGACCGCGATTATTCGAACCTCTACTACGAAGCCAAGTTCAAACCGGGCTTTACCAGCACATCCAAGTCTCTTGACCAAGCAACTGGCTGGCTGATTGACGGATTGATGGATGAGTTGGTCCTGAACGACCGAGATACGCTCCAACAGCTACAAACGTACAAGAATGACAAACGCACCGAGGAATCGGCTGCCTCAGAGATTCTTAGAGGTTCATCCTCGGGCAGAAGACGGGATCGGCACCACTGGGATAAGGTTTCGGCTCTGCTGATGGCGGTTGTCGGTGCTCGTTACCTGCCAGTCCGCGATAAGCCCGGAGCGAGAGTACAAGAAACGAATCTCCTCATGTTCACCGGGATGAGTTACGATGATCAAGAGCGATATCGTAAGAAGCTCGTAGAAGACAAAGCGCCGACTCGATCTCGCCCAACATATAGATCGGTTCGGAGGAGAAAAAGATGACACAGGCACCTGAGATCTATCGAGATCCGGCTCGCGATACTGCGGTCGTAGATCTCGCTCCCGGATTGAAGCTCACGATTCCGATGAGCTTCTTTGCCCAGTATGGAAGTGTCCAAATGGACTGGGCCGAAGTCGGACCTGTTATTGAAGAGTTGTTTTCGCTCATCACCCTGGGCCCAATCCAGGCGAGCACGGGTATCACTCTAAAAGAGGTCTTTGAGTTCGATGGCAGCCGATGAAGCTCCTCCAATCATGAAGCCGGATGATCTCACTCCGGAGACCGCGCTCAGTATGCTGCGCTCCTATGCTCTCGGGCAGATCCAACGAAGGACACGCGAAGCCATGGAGCCATCACGAGTTGATCTTAGTGAAGGCGCATTGCCGGAGGCACCTCCTCCTCCGCAGCAAGAGCCACTTGATGAAACCCTCCCCATCCAGAATCCAGCAGAGTACCAAGAGGAAGAAGCCTAATGTTGACCAAGAAACAAATGATGGGACTGATTGATACCCACAAGAGTCGGTCTTTCATTGACCAGCGAGAGTGGGACAAGGTCCGCTGCTGGTACACGAGTGATGCGTCAAGCAGCTACACCCAAGATCTTCCCCAGGGTGCTGGAAGTCCTGCGGACTCCACGGACGATTTGTCTCTGGAGACCAACTACCCTTATGCATTCGTGGACACGATGGTCGCGAACATCTGTCCGAACAATCCAGAAGTTACTGTCAACGCACGACGCAAGCACCTTCACGAGCCTGCAAAATATCGAGAGGCACTGATCAATGACACCTTCCGTCGTTCGGGCATTCATCGGATTCTATGGCGAGCAGCTACGATGGCGAGCGTCTACCCACGTTCTTTCGTCAAAGTGGTTTGGAACTTTCGTAAACGCTCTCCCGACTTCCTTGTTGTGGATCTCCGTCATGTTTGGTTTGATCTCGCTGCCGAGCGTTGGGAGGACATTCGGTATCTGATTGAAGTCACGGTTCTCACTCGGGAGGATTTCAATGCCCGCATCAAGGGCAAAGGAAACAAGAGTGACCGTCCCTACGATCCAGAAGTCGCGGAGAAGGCCCAGTTCGGTGCCTATCCAGAGTGGCTGCGAGACCGTCTGAAAGATCAGTCCCTCATGAACGACTCTTCCAAAGAGGTGTTCGAGTGGGTCACGGTCTATGAGATCTACGACTTCTCGGGCGAAGGTCGCTACTACCACTACCTGGAAGAGCAGGAGGAGCCGTTGTTTGCTGGCGAGCTTCCCTACCGATTCGCTCGCAATCCTTTCTACCGTCTGTCGTTCAACGACAACTTGCAGGACATCGGCGGTCTGAGTGACGTGACTCTGATCCAGCCAATCCTTGAGCGCTTGAATGAGTTGGACACGCTGATGCTCTGGTTTGCCCAGACGGCGATTCCGATCACCATGCTCAACTCCGGGCTGGTAGACAATCCCGAGCACATTCGCAATCAACTGCGTACCGCAACCTCTCCGGGCTCAATCGTAGAGGTGGCAGGAAAAGCAAATGCCTCGATCCAGGACATCATCGGACACACCCAAACCCCAAGCCTCTCGCCGGAGTTCATCGCTACCCGAGACCGATGCATCCAGATCATCGAGTTTATCTTGGGTATTCCACAATACTCTCGGGGAGTGGTCGGTGTGTCTGACGTGGCAACTGAAGTCGCCCTCGCAGATACTGCGACAAGGACTCGCAACGGTCGTCGGCAGAAAGAAATCTACGACCTGATCGGTTGGCAATCACAAACCATCATCGGGCTCTACGAGGAGTTTCTCGCAGACGACGAGATTCTTCCTGTTCGCATGCTGCCTAATGCAGAAGTCGTCGAGATCACCCGGGCATCTATGATGGCTCGCGAGATTCTCGCAAGTCGCGGCGAGGAACCTTTGGAGTATGACTATGAAGCTGTTCCATACGCTCCCACCGAAAACAACCGGCTGGTCCAACTTAGGAACTTGCAGCAGTTCTTCCCGCTTCTCCAAGAGAACTCACAGGTTGATCAGAACACCCTCATTCGTAAGCTCTGCGAGCTACTACAGATGCAGGATGTCCTCAAGAGTTCAGAGCAGCTTGAACAAGAAGCTGCCCAAGCGCAGCAGCAGGCCGCCCAGGCGCAAGCGAGTTTAGCGCAGCCTCCCGCTCCCGGTGGACAAGACACCATTGCAAGTGGTGCTCTGCCCCCTGAGACTGAGCCGATGCTTCCTCCCAATCCCGCAGGCTTTGGCCCGGGTGGTGGAGAGGCCAGTCCTCTGACTGGATTCGGTGGCGCTCCGTTTGATCTCGATCCAAACATTCCAAGGAATCAGTAATGCCTACATACAACGGACGATGTGACTCGTGCGGCGAGTTCGAAGACATGATGAAGGCGAGTGAGTATCTCAAGCAAGACGGTCTCTATTGTCCGGTGTGCAATGAGAAAGCCACAACACTGATTCGAAAGGCACCTGCGATTGTCGGACCAATGCCCTCCAAGACTCTGCATATCGACCAGATCGGGCAGAACTTCTCCTCTCCGGAAGAAGAGCGGGCGTACTTTAGCCGCCGCAAAGATCGTGAGATCGTCAGTAAAGATGACCCCAAGTGGATCAACCACTACGATTCAGTTCGCAACCAAGCAGACCGAACAGCCAAGAAACTTGGATTCCGAGATTTCGAGGATCGCAAAAATCACACTCGGAAAGTAAACGCTCACAAGAAAGCGCTCAAGAACGGCGAAACTAAGATCCAGGTCACGACTTGAATAAAGCTTCTTACCAGAATATGCTTTTCTTGACTATCGTATCCGGCTCAGGTAAAACCTGAGCACATTTGGAGAATCTCATGGCTGAAGATAAACCCGCGTTCATGGAAGAAGAGGAAGAGGGCATGATGGAAGAGGAGGCTCCCGAAGAGGAGTCTGCTGACAAGCCCGACATTGACGTGGATATCGAAGTTGAGGAGAGCACTGATTTTGCCTCTCCCACAGAAGCTATGGCTGCTGCCATCAAAGAGCATGGCGCCGATCCAGATAAGCTCATGGCTTGGTTTGACGAGTACGGCTACGAGTTGAAGAAGAAAGACGGCGAGATGGAGATGGGAATGGAGGACATGATGGGAGCCGAAGAGCCCCCAATGGTCATGGATCTCGTTTCTATGCGGAACAACGCCGCCTCTAAAGCAATGGAAGGAATGTGAGCGAAGAAGTCGCAGCACCAGCAGCAGCCGCACCCGTCGCAGAGACGGCTGTCGCTGCTTCACCGGAGCCCTCCCAGGCCCCGGCGGAGCAAGCAAGTTCTTCGGGTGGGGGAGCAGCGGCAGTCCCCGCAGGCGCCCCTGCACCCACTCGGGCAGACGACCCGTTCCCGGAAGTTGAGTGGAACTCTTGGGACGGAACGATTGACTCTCTTCCTGAGAGCTATCGGACAACTGCCCAAGGTGTGTCTGACTACTACGAGAAGAGCTACGCCGAAAAGGCAGAAGAGATTGCAACGCTTCGTTCAATGTACGCTGCAATGCTTTCGGAAGACGAAGATCCTCGCATCGGGCAGATGACCTCACAGCTTGAGGATCTCCAGCGCCAACTCGACGAGCGCAACCTTGCTTATTCTGATCTTGAAAAGACAATGGCTACGACAGAAGAACAAGCTGTCGGAGAGTACGTTGATCGATTCTGGAAAGACCACGCAGATCTTGCTGAGAACAAAGAGAAGTTGTCAGTGTTTGCAGAGTTCCTGGCAGAGGACGACACTCATGGCGGAATGTGGGATGCCTACGTTGCTGCTGAGTTGATCGATCTGCCAGAATCAGCGGTCGAGATTGCTATCCAAGCGAAAACGGATGGTGTCTCAGACCAATATGCACTCAAGTTGGCGAAGGCACACGCCGAGCTTGAAGAAGTCAGAGCCCAACCCACCGGTCCTACTCCTGAAGAGATTGCTGCGGCAGAAGCCCAAGCAAAGGCCGAAGCTAAGGCAAAGGCTCCTCGCGCAGGAGCTAAGATTACGAACGGTGCTACTCGATCGTCCCGGCCTCAAGTTGCCAAAAAGTCGATCAATGATAGCGGTTCGTTAGATGAAATGAGACTTCTTGCTGCTCGTCGTGCATTCTCTGTGCATGGTGGGGGCAGGAGATAGCGAGGTTCACCCCTCAACCCCCGTCACCCATAGAGGAAAAGTAAGATGGCAATCAGTCCTGATGTAGTCGCAACCGCACTGCAAGATCTTGCTCCTGGGTACTCGGAACTGTTCTCCCTCTGGCATCCCCTCATGGAGCGGGTTGTGAAGCGGGGCAACGTGGACCGAGCTACACTCAAGGGCCCGTATCGCGAGTTTGTGGTTGTTTCCGGCGGTCCTGGAACCGTCACCCAAGTTACCACTGGATCCGAAGTGATCGCTGGTGGTCGTACCCAATCTGCCCAGCGCGGAAGCTCCTATGCTCCCCGCCTGATCTACGCGTTTGACGTCCCCGGCAAGGACCTCGCAGAGGCCAATGGCGAGAACGATCTGGCCAAGATCATCAAGGCGTACCCCGAGTTGGCTCTGTCCGACTTCCACGAGCGTATTGCTGATCAGCTTGGATCCGGAAACGGAACGGGCGTTGGTGGTTTCCTCACCCTGAACGGTGATTCAACCTACAACCCCGGCCTCGCTGCTGCTCGTACCGGTGCTTTCGAGTTCCTGACCCAGGCTGCCCAGGTTGCTGCTGCTAACAGCATCTTCGGTCTGAACAAGGGAACCACCACGGGTTGGTACAACCAGTACGGTCAGATCTCGTCCTTCGCTACCGATGGTCGTTCGACCATGCGTCAGGTCTACTACCAGGCTTCCCGTCAGGGATCCAAGGCCAGCGGTCCTGTCGATCTGCTTCTCGGTGATGAGGGCTCGTACCTCAACTACATCGAGGATCTCGACGATCAGGTTCGCGTGATGCGAGTTGAGGGCGACAAGGCTCCGAAGCAACTTCGTCAGGGAATCCCCTTCCTTGAGGCAGACTTCTTCCTTGAGCAGTCCATCGACCTCACTCAGTTCAGCACTGGTGGAGCCAACAACGGCGTCGTCTACATGATGAAGACCGATACTTGGCACATGTACACCCTCGGACACGATTCGAACATGGAGACCAAGGGCGACTTCGCCGTTCGCGGTCCTATTCGTATCCCCGAGCAGGACATGTGGCGTTACGAGTACGTCCTCAACATGGGAATGTACTGTGACCAGCTTCGTGCTAACGGTGTCGTTACCGGCGGCGCTACCCCATAAACCCCATAGTCTTAAGGAGACTTATCATGGCTATTACAACTGCGGCTGGTATTTCACCAACCACTGTTACGAATGAGAGTTCTGCTGGTGCAGATGACGCTTCTCAACTGGCTCCTTTGGGGTTCGAGTTGGTAGTGCCAACTGCGAATGCAGGTGAGCAAACTTGGATTTACGTCAAGGCAAACGGTGCCCTGACTGCGGGCATGGTTGTTGCTCGCGGTGCGGGAACTGCTGCCCTGACGTATGCCGATGTTATCCCAGCACCCACTACTACGGGTGTGAATGGTGTCGTTGGAGTTTGTGTCACCCCTATCGGTGACAATGGCTACGGCTTCATCCTGAAAAAGGGAGTCTGCGGAGTCATCGCGGGCACTGGAACAATCGATGTCAACGAGGTTATCGTTGTTGATTCGACCGATGCTGGAACCGCAATGCGCTACACCGCAGGTGCAGCTACCTCTGTTGAGAGCGGATTCGGCTGGGCCTCCGCGAACGGAGCGGCTACCGACGAGGTGCAGTGCTTCATCAACTGCGTCGGCTAATCCAACCGAACTGTAGTAAACTTAGGTGGCACCCCTCTTCGGGGGGGTGCCTACCCTAATAGGAGTGCGTCATGAATCTTGGAGAGATTAGATCAGCAATGTTTTCCCAGGCTGATTGGGCTCCCAAGCAGTCAGAAGACGCCAAGACTCGTGCTAACGAGTTCATCAACCGGGCCTACTTCCAGTTAGTGCAAGAGGCCCCATTCTTGTTTTTTGAAAAACGAGTTGGCTTCGCAACAATCGAAGACGACACCCCAGATACCACAGCGATTCGAGATCTCAATCCAGCATCTCCCGCAGACACTGTTTCCGTGGTATCGACCGACGCTTGGGTTCTCAAGCGAGATCTTCCTACAACTACGGGCGGCTTGATCCCCTGGGACACGACTGGACGATGGAACGGTCGGATGATCCTCATCACGGATCCCAGTGGGACGCAGCATCGTAGAATGATTCGAGACATCTGGACCGATACGAACGTTCAGTACATCTCACTCTTTCAACCTTGGAACAACTTCACCGACACTTTGATGGGGTGGAGAATCTACTTCGAGGACTACTATCTTCCAGACAACGTGATTCAGGTCAACTCGATCCGCCTGTTCAAACAGAACCAGAACTGGCCTCTCGACATTGTCGGGCAGATGGAAGCCGAGTATCTCTCCTTGGCAGATTCTCCTCAGACGACAGTCGGAGGTTTGCCTCGCGTTGCCTTCCGTCGATACCATCGACAGATCGAAAGTCCGACTTCTGCTCCAGTGGCGACTCTCGTTGCCGGAGGTGCAGGCGCTTGGCAGGGACCCGATCCTGCAGGACAGTTTGAGTATTGCTTTACCTACGCTTGGGGACACCGTGATGGTGACTTCCGAAACTTCGGACCCGCACAGCCATATTCCGCTGCCCAGACGGCTCCTTCTCGCCTTGAGCCCTTGTGGGAGTCTGCTCCAAGCCCAATCGTTTCGATCACTACGACAAATGCTGATGCAGGAGCCGCAATCCAACTGACGACTCCCGACATCCACTACATGCAGGGATTCGGAAGGTCCGGAGATCGCCGATACCACCGGGCAGGATGGCGCAAACGAATCTACCGTCGTCGAGTTACCGTCGACGCTGCTGCTTATGGTGCTCTTCCAAACCAGTTCCCTGGAGCCGTCGAGCAGGAAACTCCCGATGCGTTCATTCTCATCGCAGAGATTGATGGGTTCACCACCACTCTGATCGACAACGGGCAGATCCTCCCGGACTACCATCGTCGCCTGCGAGAAGTCCACGGCTACCAATCCATCCGCATGTACCCTCGTCCCAACGAGCGATACCAGGTAGACGTTCGCTGCCTGCTTAGACCCGAAATGCTGAAGGATGACCAGGACGTTCCAGAGATTCATCACGACGGAATGGACGTTCTTCTCTACCGGGCACTTGGCTTCTTGTACGAAGCACAAGGAAACATCGAACTTGCTGACCGAGCCATTGGAAGATTTCGAGAAGCGCTGTTTACCCTTACCAAACGGTACGGAGACTTGCGTTATCCTGGAGAAACTCTAATGAAGAGGCCAGCACGTTCCGGTCGTATTATTGATACGAGACGCGCTTGGCGTCGATGGTACAATCTCCCATCTTCCTGAAAGGAGCCCAACAGATGGCAAAAACAGACGATACAGTCCTTACTCCCGTGCGAATCATCACGGGAGCAGTTTATGAACGCCCACGAGCAGGAGAAGTCGAGCAGGTTGTTTGCCTGGCTCGGATCACAGAGGCTGGAAAGGTCAAAGGCCTCTTCCGTCGTTATGGCCTAACCTTTGAGCGATTCGACGAGGCGTCAGAAGAGATGATGTCTTGGAAGCTCGTGTGGGCTCCCGACGGAAGCCATGAGCCCAAAGTCGAAACAAAGAAACCTGTGAAGAAGAACTCCCGGGCATCAAAGGTCGCTGAGGCCAAATAGTCCATAGGGAGAGTTCATGGCAGATACTCGGTTTCGTCAGAAATCTGATGTCCTCCCGATTCGGGTAGAAGCGGGACAACTGATCCTGCCTGAGACTGTCGGGTCTCGGATCGAAAACATGTTCCTCACAGAAGAAGGAACACTTCGATCTGTATGGGGGCCTGCGCCTTACGTTCCTGATTACGGCAATGGCTTTCCGACCTACAACAACCTGAAGGGCATCTTTCATGCTCGTCTTGGTCCAGAGGGCGAGAAAGACATTCTTCTCATTCAAGATTCGAATGAGATCAAGGTCTTCGAAGGATGGGAAGCGGGATCTGCCACTCCAAACGATGTCTGGGATATCCTGGTTGGCCCCGCAGCTACAGCAGACCTTCAGGCAAACATCGGCTTTGACTCCAAGCCTCGCTTTCCCTGCCAGTTCGAGTCGACTCCAAACGGAATCGTGATCATTCCGGCAGGAGAGTCTTCCCGAGCGTTCTTCTACGATGGCGACACTGTCCTACCTCTGGGCTATGCCACGGCTCCAGACTCCCCCTCGGGCATGGGTCCTGACTCTTCAGGCACTCTTTTCTATGACCACGATGGAGGAAATCTACCCACCTGGGCAGGAAACGGACGAGTCGGAAGCTTGGCCCTGGATTCGGTATCTACAACCAACTTGGCTCGTACCGCAGAGGCAGGCTACCAGTGCGCTGTTCAGTGGATCGATCTCTGGGGCAACCTTTCTCCCCTTTCGGGCAGAAGCTCTACAGTCGTTATCCCAGGCAGCCAATCTTCGGACACGCCTGATGAGGAACTCAAAGTTCTCTTCTGGACAGGCATTGATACTGGACCTCAAGGAACTGTTGGTCGTATCTTATCGAGAACTCGCGATGTCCTGAACTCAGGAACTCTCGATCTGTTTGAGATGAGGAACTACTTCTCGGGCGGTTTCCTGTCTGCTTCTACGATGCCAGATAACATCGGAACGGGATTCCCCGACAACATTCCAGATTCTCTGCTGCTGTCAGAGCCCAAGAATCCAGTCGCAGTGACTCCATTCAAGCTCTACACGCTTGCTTTCGGTCGCGGCTGGGCAGCTAACTTTGAAGACGAGCCGGGCAAGCTGCACCCGTCATTGCCCGGTAGGTGGGGAACATTCCTCGAAAACGAAGAGATCTATCCAGATCCTCGGGGAGCCGAGATCACTGGCATGTGCCAGATCCAGGACGGTCTGCTTGTTTTTACGGAGAACACCACCTTCTTGATCGTGATCTCTTTCGGAGGAGAAGGCTTCCAGACGAAGACTCTGCATCCTACGATCGGATGCGTTGCCCCTTCTTCGATCAAGACTCTGCCCAATGGACAGGCCATCTGGCTTGGACGAGAAGGCTTTTACAGTTGTACGGGATCGGGAGACGGTCTTACGGTCCAGCTTGTTTCTCGTCCAATATCCGCCGAGCTTCGTAAGATCACCCGGTCCCGTGCTCTCCAATCTGCGGCTGCGGTTGATGTCCGAGAGAAGAGGTATCGTTGCTGGGTTCCGATGGAAGGATCTCTCCAGAACAATGTTTGCTGGGAGTTCGACGGCCAAGGTTGGGCTCGAAGGACTGAGGTCAAAGCAGCAGATGTGTGCGTAACTCAAGATCACCGAACCTACATGCTCACAGCAGGAACCTCGCGAGTTGTCGGAAATCTAAACGATCTTCAAGGTGTTTGGCTCTTAGACCATGAAGTCCAGTCCTGGAATCCAACTCCCCGGGCAGCAAGGATCCAGACTTGTTGGCTCCGTTCAGGCTTTGCAGGAAAGCGCGGAAGTCCTACTACGATCTACTTCTGGTTCCGGGAAATGTCCTCGGGCACCATAAACATCGAAATCCAACGAGACTGGAAGTCGAAAGTTATCTACACGGAGACCGCACCTCTCCACCCGACTGACGATGTTCCTCCGTTCTGGGGAAGTGCAATCTACGGAGGGAATGATCCAGAAGGAAACCCTTGGGTCTGGGAAAAGCGCCGCCCTTACTGGACTCGGGTAGATGTTGCGATTCCTTCTTGTGAAGTGTTTCGCCTGAACATTACTCTGAGCAAAGAGCTTTTCGGAGATGACGCTAATCCGGGGTTCTGGGACTTTATCGGAATGTCCTTCGACGAGGTTCCACATCCAGATACCTTCAGGAGTTATCCGAAATGAGTTGGAAGTATCCTAAGTACCGAGTGAGGAACACTCAGGTTGTTGATCTCGAAGATGTAAATGCGAACTTCAAGGAGTTCGCAGACGAGCTTGGAGGACAACTCAACGAGCACAACTGGAAAGAGAATGCCATCGTTGCCACGACTTCTTTAGAGAAGGATGCGGCCTATGCCTGGCACTCAGCAGGAGCATTCGTCCAGCGAGGATCAGATTGGCCTCAGCCTGTGACAGGAGGATCTCCGCAAGACCAGCTTATTTCTGCTCGACCAGTATGGACTCCGCTTGATGACTGCACCCTGACGTTTACCTCTCCGAACTGTCTCTTGTGGATTCATGGATCTTGTCAGATCATTCAAGGTCCAGTCGATGGAACTTCTGGTTTACCCGACGATACTGGGACCATCTGGACCGGTTCCTATTTCGTAGACGTGCAGGTGGCTATTCGCATCGACAACTACGTTGTGCCCGAGTCGATTGTCGGAGGAGTAGAGGTCGATAACGACTCCTTCTCTGGGCTTAGGCAGCCGATGATGCCCGTAGTTACCAGTCTCGTCTTTCCCATAACTACCGGGCAGCACACGATTGAGATCGTGGCTCGCACCACAGGTGTGGTCGTGGATAAGACTGGAGGTACTCAGGAAATCTCTCCAAGAGGATTCTACGCATCCTGTCGAGAGCTTATGGCCCTGGAGATGAGGAGATAGCATGGCTGAGATTTCTTTCGATCCGATTGACCCGCAAGAAGCGTTTACCACAGACTCTCTGAACAACCGCTTTTCTACTGGAACAGGTTCTCTTCAAGCAGCAATCAATGATGTAGAAGAAGATGCAATCGCTCCAGGAGCATTCAACTCCAGCCATCTGCCTTCTTTGGTGCTGTTCCGAGGGCAAACTGCACAGGACGCAGGCGGCCAGTACACCTTCGTAAACTCTCCTTGGCCTGGAGGATGGGCAGTCGTCGACTCTAATGGAGAAACCGGAGGAGGTACCGACTTAGAAGTTGACTTCGGCGCTACTTACAATCTCTCTACCGGGCAAGCGCAGGCCGTCTTTGTCTTGGCGGATCTGTATGTCCAGCACGTCCGACGTACTACTACGCTCTACAGTGATCACGATGGAGTTGCTTTCCGCATCCAGGCTTATAACGGAACATCTTGGGAAACGATCACTCGGACTGAGAGGTTCATTTCTGCTCAGATCACCGGAGGAGCTGCCGAAGCAAACTCTCGTCAGATCAACATGAAGGTTCCGATCAGAACCTGCATCACTGCTGCGGATCTTACGGGCAACACGATTAGCAAGGTTCGAGTCCAGGTCGCCGTTCACAAGGGCATTCTCGTGACCCCTCCCCAGAATCCAATCGCTACGCTTCTTTCTCGAACTTTGACCGCTATCGTTCTACAATCGACCCACACATAGGAGGATCTATGCCAAACGTTGCTATTCCACCAATCGCGGCCGGAACTTCCAATGGAGACGATGTAGAAGATCGGTTCTACAGTCCGACTGTCACGGGCACTACTTCTGCCGAGATCATCAACGGACATTTGGATGTTGCCAATCTGGCGGGCTCTGTGAGCATCGACCGCTCTCAGATTCAGCACGGTGCCCTGTCCCGAGGAAAGACAGAAGGCGGAACGCTGAGTCTCGACTACTTTGGCGAGTTGTTCCCTGCTTGGAATATCGCAGAAGATAGTGGAACGATTGCACAGAAGCGTCGGATGAATCCGCTGTACCAGGTGATTCCTGGAGCTTCTGTTTCTTTCTATCTGCCGTTCGATCCGTCTTTCGTAATGTTCTCTTGGCAAGTTTTCGTTTCTGCCCAGCAGTTTGACTTAGACGATCATGCCTCTCACCCGGCAAATTACTTGCCCGCAAGACTGCGGTTTTTTCTCAACGACGGAAGAATCGCCAATCGAATCCTTACAGTGCCCACGAAGTTCTTCAATGCCTCTGACACCACTGGCACTTATGATCGCCACTGGGCAGGACACCACTTGGCAACCGGTCTGACCGAAGGCTGGAACACTGCCAGCCTCCGGATCGCAGTCGATCCCGGCTACAACGGAACGGGAGGTGGACCAGATTACTTCCCAGATGAGAGTTCAAACACGCACTGCCGTGTTCGAGTTCGTAATATGAACTATGTAGTGTTTAGATAGGAGTTTCTCATGGCAGAAGATAAAAAGGTTACTGATTACGTCGGATCTGGCTTCAAATCCATGGTCGAAGCCAACCGGCAACTCCGAAAGCAAACAGAAGCTCTCAAAGAAGGAACTCTCGGTCCCACTCAAGCCCAGAAGCAGCAGGCCATGCGAGGTGCTACGGATGCTGCTCAACAGCAAGCAGCCGCTGCTGTAGGCGATGTAGCAGAGATGGCTTTCGGCGGAGCCGGAGGCATGATGGGAGGCCAGGCTGCTAAAGCTCTCATGGGCGCAGCACAAGGAGCGGCAGAAGCCGGGACTCAGGCCCAGGTTGCAATCAACGCTCAAGCAGCGCAGATGGCAGAACAACGTCGTCAAGAGACGATGGACGCTCTGAACAAGCAGCGAGATGAGGCTATCGAAACGATCAGCAAGCTTACTTCCGGAGGCGGAAAGGCTCTCGAAGGAGCCGTCGCAGGCCAGCAGGGTTCAGGAGGAGGAGCAGAAGCAGCAGCAGGCATCGCTCAAATGATGATAATGATGTGCTGGGTTGCTCGTGAAGTCCTCCCCGGGCAGTGGAGAGACTGTCGAACTTACATCCTGTTCGGTGCTCCGAAGTGGTTCCGATCGTTCTACATCAAGAACGGACCCGGGATCTCAGTGTGGCTCTGCCACAACCCCTGGGCAAAGGTTCCCCTCCGTCCTCTCTTCCGCTACTTTGCTTGGCGAGGTAGAAAGATGGGACAGGAAAATCCTGCTCTCCTCGAAGCACAATCTCATCTGCTGTAGGAAATATCATGGCTGAAAACGATAGGAATCTGGCTCTCCTGTACCGGATCGTAGAAGACAATCCAGAACTCGCTAAGATGCTGGAAGACCGCGCACAGGACCAGGAGCAGTACCGAAACTACCAGCGGGCTCTTCGTGTAGGAGCCCGAGGATTGACTTTGGAGACAGCACCGGATCTTCGAGATCGTCAGGAAGCAGCACTCAAGTACCTTCAGTCGATCAATGACGCAGCCGATGATCTTGCCACAGCCTCTACTCCCAAGATGTCTCCGATCATTGAGGCCATCTTCGGGCTGTACAAAGGAGACATCTCAGGCCGATCAGGAGTCAACCGGGCCAAAGTCACCGAGCTTGGTGATGTTCTTGATGATGCCTTGGTGGAGAGGTCTACAGCGCAAGACGAGATCTACGAAGAACCTCTTTCTAAGTTTCCGGATATTCAATCAGAGATTCGTCAGATCGCTTCCTTGCAGCAGTCGGATCCGGATTCCCTGGCTGAAGCTATTTATGCGGGGATGGCAGACACCTCTACTAATGCAGAACGAGCCGCACTTCTTACTTTCGCGGCAGATGAGGCAGGACTCGATGCGAATCAACTTAGAGAACTCTTGATCACTAAGGGAACAAGCGCATTAGATCCTTCTCGACGGAGTGAGCTTGGAAGAATCTTCGATGAAGTAGACTCGGATGTTCAGCTAAATCTCCAGAAGATTGATCGAGCAAACAACCGAGTTCGGGCTGCTTCGAACGAGCTTCTTTCCCAGTACGGAGGAATGACTGGAGCACAGAGGGATTTCCTCAACAAGATCCAGAGCGCAGTCCTCGGTGGAGACGATGCGATGCTCCGTCAGGCTGTTGGTCTTGAGCGTCTGGAAGGTCTGCCTGAGACTGAAGCCGCAAAGCAGATGCGACAGATCGTCAACGACATGATCAAGCTCCCCGAGGGCGTTGACTACTGGAAATCAGACGTGCAGCATGTTGCGGACATCCTTGCCAGTCCAGCGTTTATGGAAGCCGCTAAGGAGTTCGGATACACCGGACCTCCTCGTGAGGTTCTCCAACGAGTCACGCAGAACTATGAAGGCGAAGTCGGACAACTCCGTAAGATGGACGACATCCGAGATGCCTACCGCATCATTGATGGCAACCAGCCAGCAGGGTCTCCCGGCCGTTGGCTGAAAGCACTGATCACTCGTATCTTCAATCCCAACGAGTACGCACAAGTTGCGCGAGAGGCAGGAAACCCTAACTTCCTGCCTGCTCCCGATTCTCCTGAAGAGATTCGAGAAGCAATCGAACAGGGTGTTCAGGAAACAGAAGCAGAAGTAGAAGCCGGAGTTGTTGCTCCCCCTGAGCCCGAGATCCCTGGGCAAGCTCCCGAAGAAGCTGCTGCTCCCGCTCCAGAAGCTGCTGCCCCAGAAGCTGCACCCGAGGCTGCTCCAGAAGGAGTACGTCGCCGTCCAGGAGACGAGGGTCTTCCTTCCGAGGGAACAGTACGAGCCATGCAGCGTATGGCAGATTCCCAGGGCCGTACTCTCCCCATCGGGCAGACAGGACTGTTCGTTCAGCCTGGGCAAGAGGGACGACTCTTCGAAACAGCAGAAGGACGAGAAGGAGAACTTGTTCCCTTTGCTCCTGATGCGCCTGGTGCAGAAGAAGCAGCAGGAATGCCAGCCGAAGGCGAGCCAAGAACTGGAACTGACGGCGTGTATAACTATACGCTCGATCCCGATGGGACAGTTCGCTTCATGAGGCGAGGTCGCGAGATTCGCGTAACTGACAGCCAACCAGGAGCTTACTACTCGATTCTTGAAAAAGCATTCGGAGAAGAGATCCCAGAGCGTGCTCGGCCTCTTGTACAAAGAGCACGAGACCGACTGGCAGGAGGCGCTACTCCTGCTGACGAGGATGCTGATCCAGGAGTTTTGGGAAGCGTGGCCCGGGAGGTAGCGGGGATGGCTGGAGTTCCTCTTCCTGGAGGTGCTGCGGCAGCAGCCGCTCCCGGTGCTCCTGCGGAGCCAACGGTTTTAGAGCCGGAAGAGGTTCGATCTTCTACTGGAGAACCGGAAATCCCAAAAGACATTCTCGGCTCTTTTGCAGGCGGACCTCCAATAGAAGAGCCTCCTCCCGGAGAATCGGAGACCGAACTTCCGCCGCCTCCTCCAGAGCAATCACTGCGGCCAAACGAGCTTCCTGAGCCTGAGACTTCTCCGGATGTCCCAGAGCTTCCAGAACTGCCAGAATCAGACGTTGCCGCAGAAGAAGAGCAGTACCAGAGAGACTACGCTTCTGGAAGGCTTGGCCAACAAGCTCGAAACGAAGCAATCATCCGGGCCAGTGGAGCCGACGATATTTCCCTGGAGTCAGCACTCGCTACGACTGAACCCGAGGAGACTGCGCCGGAAGTGCCAGAGCTTCAAACCTCTGAGCAGCCAGATGAGCTTCAACAGTCTGAGCCCGCAGGTGCTGGTCCAGAGCCAGGGACTTCTAAGCAAGCACCCTCTTCAGCCGAGAATCGAGAAGCTCGTGAAGACGTGACAGGCAAAACTCGTAAAGCAGCCCGCGAGAGGGCAGATGCTGCGAGCGCTGCGAGCTTAGACCAAGCCGCCCAAGAAGCGGTTGCCGCAAAGATGACTCCGAGACCTCTTACCTCAGAAGAGAAAGCAGCCCTGAATATGAGTGCAAACGCTGCCGCCGTTCCTGGTGCTGGACAAGCAGCAGTCAGCACGGGACCGCAGACTCAGAAAAAGAAAGACGACTCAGAAGGGTTGGCGGCTCTCAGAAACATCCAGGGAGTTCTACAGAGTATTCCGGGTCGACCATAAGAAGGTAAAACATGGCAACTCCAGAGCAGCAAACTTCTGTACTCCTCGAAGATCAAGAAGAGGAGACGCCTGAGTCCCAGGAACAGGAAGAAGAGACCATCTCGTTCCAGGCTCCGCAGCCTCCTGCGGTCCAGGACCGGGGTGCTGCTTTGGCTGGAGAGGACATCGATCCTGCTGCTTACTTAGGGTATGACGCCCGAAGCGCGATCCGAGATCGAAGCCCTGTTGTACAGCAGCAGATCGACATCTCCCGGGCAAAGAGGCGAGCCGGACCGGCCAGAGCGCAGCAGAGGGGGACGGAGTTCTACGCTCCTCTTCGGCAGACTGTGGGTACAACTCCCGTTCCTCTCGATAGGCCCTGGAGTACGCGAGAGGAACAAGAGCGCGAATCACCTGATGTCTACTTAGACTCAAACGACCCTCCGGAAGGTTGGCAACCATCTCCCATTGAGGTCAATCGCCTGGTGACGGAAGGACTCTTGTCTCCCGAAGAAGCAGGAGATGTGAATACTGTCTGGCGGGCAGGAAGAGCTTCAGCGAGAAACCAAGGAGGCGCTTCTTGGTTCGGGCAGAAGACAATCGAAGGAGAAGTTGCTCGTGAGCTTTCTCCGGAAAGCGCAATCCAGAAAGCGATGGTCTCGCAGATTCCGCTGAACTCACGAGAGATCCGAGGCGACATTGTTCTCGATACGCACAAGATGTTTCGGCAGACTCGTGAGTACTGGAAAACTCAGTTTACGGAAGATCTTCTCCGGGAAGGAAGATCTCCTTCGGATCTGTCTCCGGAAGAAGCAGAAGAACTCAACAAGCTGATCGACCAACGAGCCCTGAACTCCATGGGTGTGTTCATGAACTCCGGTGGTCGGATGTTCTACACGGATGCTTTCGACCGAGACATCACCAAAGACATCGCAGATGCAGCCTTCGGAACTAAGTTCATCCGAGCAATCGCGGCTCCTACTACTTACGGAAGGATCGGTGCTCAAGTCCCGGGCAGTGGCTATGGAGCACAGGCAAGTCGGCTAAACCCCGTCGTCAACCCAGTCACGATGTCCTCCGAGGGACTCCTCTCTCGTTTCGGTCGATTCGCTCCGTCGACTTTCTTCACGCCTAAGATCTTCGGAGGTCACGAGATCGGAAGCGAAGAGTGGGTCGAAGCCATCCGGGCAGGAGACGAGATCACCGAGCACATCGGTGACATTGCCCGAAGGATTGACGGAGTAGAACCAGGCGGAGAGACCAGCACGTTTGCGAAAACCGTCGCAGGGGTTGGAGTCCTAAGCTTGATTGTCCTGGAACCGGACATCGTTACTCTCCTGACCCTGCCTGCCAGTGGTCCAGTAAAAGCAGCAAAGCTTGCCCAGGCAGGTAGGCGAACTCGGAGAGCAGCAAATCGTCTTCGAGAACTTCAGCAAGAGTTCGACGATGGATTGAGTATGGCCAAAGCCCAGCGGGCTCTGGACGACTATGATCGAGCCCTGATGTTGGCTGTAAACACGCCAGCAATCACCCGTTTCCAGCAGATGTCTGCTACTCGTCGAGCCTCCGGAAGTGGCATGAAAGGCTACGACGACATGTACGAAACGGCAGGAGCGGCTCGCGAAGAGGCAGAAAGACTCCGCAAAGAACTCGATGAGTTCGCAGAGTCTGCAACGACTGCCGAGCAGAAAGCCATGGTCGAGCTTCAAGAAGCCCGAGTAGCTGAGCACGAACTCTGGGCAGCCTATACTGAGCGAGAACTCGTAGAAGGAGAGAAGAATCTTTTCCTCGAAGCTCTTGGTTTGTCACCAGAAGATGCTGCAAAGATCCGAACGGAACGAGGCGTTCCAATCGATGAGCGAGCCGCGAGGCAGTTAGAGCGAGCAGCTTCTCTGGCTAAGAAGCAAGAGAAGGCAATCCGGAACAGCAAGGAGTACAACAAACTCCTGTCGGACTACGATAAGAAAGCCAACGAGCTTGGCGAGATCTTCAACACTCTCCAAGAAGGATTCTTGGGAATCGAAGAAGCCCAACGAAAAGGCGGCGGTCTTCGAGTTGGGTGGGAAGTTCTCTCTACGAAAGGCAACCGCCTCTCCCGGGCAGTCACTGAGACTTCAGAGCCTTTCTCCATTCCAATCTATGGACAGAAGGTCCGACTTCCTACTCCTGCGGGTGGATCCGTCATCCGCACAGTAGAAGGCATCCGCATTCGAGGGCCAAAGTCCGGACGATTGTCTAAGGGCAACGACAATCAGATTGTTCTTCAGGTCAAAGGCAAGAGCGGAGAGATTGAAGAGTACGTCCATCCGTATCGACTGCCCGAGAATGCAGCCAGAAACATCCGATCTAAGATCAAAGAGTTCGAGGAGATGCACAAAGTAGTCGCTGCTGAAGGCGGACTCATGGAGCAGATCGTCGAGTTGCGTAGAATACAAGACCTGGGCAAAGAACGGGCTGCACATCTTCGATTAGGCGGTGCTGCTGATCGAGTAAAGAGGTTCCAGAGGGCAGAAGAAAAGCTCGCAGAGGCGTCTAAGAAGTACAAAGAAGCAACAAAAGCAGCCGGAGTTTCGCAGAAGGACTTCGACAAGCTTTCTCGGAAGTTCGCCAAGAAGGGAGAAGAAGTCTTCAAGGCAGAACAGAAGGCCAGCCAACGCGCTCTCATGCGAGAGATCTATGCAAAGAGCATCGATGACGTAGCTTCTGGTCTGGAGAATCTGCACAAAGCAGGACTCGAAAACCTTGGAGTCGTCGGATTCAAGACGCCTAAGCAGATTGCGAAGAGCATGAAGGCAATCGCGGATTCAGATTGGAACGCACTCCGGAGTTTCGGAACGAAACTCGACGAGGGCCAGGTTGCTCGTGCCTACCGTAACCTGATGAAGTCTGCGACTAAACTCATCCCGGGCAGGAGAGGCGAACAAGCAACCTTACAGGTTGACGCAGACAAACTCATGAAGGGATTGGCTTCTGAGCTTGGCGGACCTAAGAATCTTGCCGAGATCACAAAGGCTTCTCCTCCCCTCAGAAAACTTCTGGAAAGAGTGAAGACCGAAGGGTCTGACATTAGCCTCGATCTTCGAGAAGCTTCTGCTCTACAAGAAGAGATTCAGAGTCTGATTCGAACAGGTCAAGCTCAGAGACTGTTCACCGATGATGTAGCCTGGGGTCGAGCCGTCAACGAAGCTTGGCGAGACATCGGCATCGAGAAGAAGAGCAGCAAGTCTCTGATTCGAAGGTTTGCTGGAGGTACCCTTCGGAGCATGTCGAATGGATTCCAGGAAGCCTCTGGCATGATCCCGGGCTTCAACATCGAAGACCGAATCGGACTGGTAGGCGATCAACTCGAAGAGGCATTCAAGCAGACAGAACTCCTGCTCGCAGAGGGCAAACAAGAACTTCTCCAGTGGGCCAAGGCCGATGGCTTTGGTGAGACTGCGGAGGAGAAGCTTCTTGGAATCCTGGACTTCCAGGGAGATCTTCAGCTTCCTACTGGTCCTTCCCGCTGGTCAGTCGCCAGTGGCATGGGCACTCCTTACCAGAAAGGAAAGCTTGGAATCCTGGCAGACACTCGAATCGATCCGGTCGAACAAGCTCGGCTGGCTCGGGCGGAAGCCTCCAGGTCTAAAGAGATTCAAGATCTGGAAGACGGTCTCGTTGCTCGGATCGAAAGCCTAAAGGCAGAAGGCAAACTCAAAGAAGGACTCACTGAAGAGTTCCTTGATGAGATGAAAGATGCTGTTGCTCGTCTAACAGATGAGATGGCAAAGGAAGGATTCAAGCCCGTGTCTGCAATCACGGGCGCACCGATCAGCTTGGTATCTGTCTCTCGTATGTGGGTTCCACGAGGCGAAGTTACCGCAGTCGCTAAGGAAGCAGGTCCTCTCTTGATGGGACTTGCGAAGAAGTACTTAGATGAATCTCCGGGCTTTGGTCCTACCAAGAACACTCTTGGAGAAGTCATCGACGTGGGCTTTGCCGAGAAGATGCGGAAGGCGACTTACGCAATCATCGGCAACACCGAGTACGACGTAGCTCGTGCTTACGCATTCGCCAGCTCTGGCCTCGTGACTTCCGCGACTCTCAGCACGCTGAAGAATCGTATGGCGAAGTCTTTCGGAACATTCAGTCCGGAAGAGGCAGCAGACATCAACCGTCTCTTGGCAGGAGAGTCCTTTGAGGATGTCGGAGACATCGACAAGGCAATCCAGAACCTCAACCGTTTGGGTATGCCGTTCACTCAGAAAGACTTCCAGGCTGCCCGAGGAGTACCGATTGTCTCTTCCGCCAAAGAAGCTCGCTCGAAGAGACTCGTGGAGATCGGAGCCGGAAGCTATGCTCCTGAGAACCTGATCCGATCTTTGGATGTTCTTGCAGGAAGAATCGCCAAAGAGTTCGATCCGTTCCCGAGACAGGTCACTGGCAAGAACGCGGCCCTGGGTATGGTCGATGATTACCTCCGGTTGTGGAAAGGATCTGCTGTTACGGGTCTCCTCGCTCCGAACCCTCGATACTGGACAAACAACATGTTCGGTGACTTCGTGCAGATGTGGCAGGAAGTTGGTATAGCTCGGGCAGGATCTCTCAGCTTCGTCAACGGAATGACGAACATCCCGTTCTTCGGACGAGGTCTGCAAGAGAAGACGCTGTTCATGGCGGAGCGAGTTGCAGGAAAGTCTGGAAAGGGAGTCGCCCTCCCGGGCATGGTAGACACGTTCTTGAACCCGCATCTCGCTCGAATCTACAAAGGCGAGAAGGGAGAGTTCATCACAAAGAACGGTGACGTGATCACCTTCGATCAGGCTCGTCGCTATGCCCTGGAAGATGGAATCAACGATACGTTCGTTCGCGAAGAACTCCTCGACACCTTCTCCCGGGCAGCGGCCCAAGGTGAGAAGTCGATGCCGAACTTCTTCAAGGAGTGGCAGGGACTGATCTACAACCATGCTTCGATGGTCCAAGACCGTCAGCGAATGGGCCTGTATCTCGACAGCCTCCAGCGAGGAATGAGTCGCCAGGAAGCCAAGAAGACAGTTGACCGTGCTCTCTATGATTGGAAGCACGGAATCTCTGAGACCGAAGCAATGATCATGACTCGCTTCGTTCCTTTCTGGAGATTCTACCGTCTGTCCATGAAGCAGATGGGCTCAACTCTCCTTGAGCCTTTCGTTCGCAATAACAGCGAGTTGGCTCGTAAAGCCCTGACGGGCGACAGTCGTCTGGCTCGACTTCGACAGAACTTGCTCATCTTCCCGAACTTGCCAAACTTCTTCTACCAGGATGGCACTTACGAAGGCATGAGCATGAACGAGAAAGTGGATGCCGTGGCTCGGGAACTCTATCCCTCCTGGGCAGATACTCGACCGAAGTTCGGCGTCATTCCTTTCGATCCAGTTCGCCGTCAACGGTACAAAGAGATCACCGGAAAAGACTACACACATGCCATGATTTTGGCTCCCCAGCACACAGGCATGGACATGTTTGACATGACCACTGCTTTGTTTACCGGAGTCGGCATGATGCTCGGGAAGCTTCCGGGAACCTCTTCTTTCGGGGCAGGATTCAACGCTCCTTCAGATGTCGGTGCTCGATTCTTCGAGCCAATCTTGGGCGCAGCTTCTCCTCCATTAGAGATGTCGATGCGTGCCCTGCTCTCTACGATGAATGCAGATCTGGATTACCAAGTGCGAGGCTCTTTCCGGAGCATCAGCCCAGAAGAAGAGACAGTTTGGCGCACCATCCCGGGCCTAAGCTCCCAGCTTCGAGAAGATCCGGAAACTGGTCGAAGCCAAGTTCCGATTGCCACTTACATGGCATGGCGAATGCTTCCGATCGGGTCTACTCAGGCTACCGCTTGGATTGGAGCAACCACCTCTCCCGAGTGGGAACAGGGATTCCGAAAAGGATTCATCGCTGCAACCAAGCGACTGACTGGTTTCATGCGAGAGTCTCCATTCAACATCCAGGACGAAGTAGATGGACGCATGCGGGACATCCGAAGGGAGTTCACCGAGTTCATCAAGTCGGCGCCTCCAACCTTCGAGCCTTACAGCGGCGGAAGAATCGAGGGTCTGGGAGAAACGCTCCAGCGCAAGGTCGAGCAGAGAGGAATGAGAAGCATCCTCGACAAATGATCTCGCGCAAAGTAAGATTCCAATAACTTCTGCGAAGAGCAGAAGTCCTCACTGAAGATAGTTTGAGAAGACTCACGCATTAGGAGAGTAAACAATGCCAGTCATGAAGCAAAAGTCCATCCAGCCTGCCCGGAACATCCCGCACGCTGAAGGCATTCTTATGTACAACGGGACCGGAGCCGCCATCGCAGCCAACACGCTCGTGAAGGTCGCTGCCTCTGCTCCCACGGGCCAGTCTTTGAACATGACTGCTACCGACGTGGACGCCTCTGCTCCTGAGAACGGCGCTGTCCCACTGTTCATCACCCGCCACGCAGTGCCTGCTGGAAAGTACGGAGTCGTCCTTCCCTGGGCAATCCTCTCTAGCTTGGACACGTCAGCCACGGGACTCAACATTCCTGCTGGAGATCCCGTCTACCTTCAAGATGACGGATCGTACGGCCCTGCTGTCGGAACCGTTGACCGCGTTGTCGGTGTGTGCTTGGTGCAAGACGACGAGGACGGTGTTCTCTTCATCAACCTCCAAATCGGCGGCGTCGTTACGCTTGCGTAGGGGGCCTGATGGCTGGAGCAGTAAGTAAGAAAACCTGGATTCGAGGCTCGGGTGGCCGTATTGGTGATGGAGAAATCCAGATTGCCAATATGCCTATCCGTGGCTGGATTCGTCGTGCCCGTTGTAGCGCAGCAGGCGGAGGCAATGTCACCCTATCTGTCGGAGAAACCTCCGCCGGAACGGGCTTTGCTACCGTGCTTGCTTATAGTGCCACAGCGACTCCACTCGACCAGGAAGAAGATCCCGGAATCTTCTATGAGATTCCAGCTTCGGCCACTGCCGGATCTACAGGAACTCTCTTTGTAGACGTCACTGGCTCAGGGCTCATCAACATCTCTCTCGATATTGAGCCCGCCAACTAAGGGGGTTCAATGGCAGAGAGGCGTTCACGACGCGAGTCTCCGGACACACGAGTTGCTCTCTCTAAAGGAGAGCACTCGTTTCTCTCGGAGGAGCAGCTAAAAGATCTTGCGGCTCTGTATATGTACGGATCGGCGGCAGGGTTCGACTTTTCTTCTCTTCCTACCGATCCGGCGGAGAGGAGACGAGTCTTGTCTGGCTACCGTCCGTCTCGCGTTTGGGATGTCTTTCCCAACTATGATGAGATCACTCGGGGAGATGTCCAACAACTTCTCCAAGGGCAGGACCCCTTCCAGCCTGGATCTTTCGGGTTTCGAGTACTCGCAGCATCCGGGGACTACATGCCCGAGAGTAATCTTCGAACCTCGTATGGTCGAAGAGCAGATGAGGGTCCAGCCCAGAGCTTCGAAGAAGCAGAGGGACTGGCCAGCGAAAGTCGAAAGCGGAACATTACTGGCATGCCCGGTGTGGGGACGGCGGGGATGCTCGCAGGTCCGGCTATTCTTCGAGGAATAGAAGCAGGTTCAAGATTCTTCACGGGACCTTCCAGAGAACAGAGGGCAAGATCTGCTGAAGACTACTTAGCTGAGATTCGAGGACACGCTGGAGGGGCCGCTTTCCGTCGGGGAAGAGAAGCCATGCTCGGAGATGTCCGAGAAGCAGATGCAGACATGATCGATGCAGTTCTTCGCTCGGGAGGAACCATCGATGAAGCTGCTGTCCAGTTGATGGGAACTAAGCCTACCGAAGCATTGAACAAACTCTACGATCGAGTGATTCCAGATAAAGCTTTCGCTGGAACATCAGGTTTTCAGGATCTCGGGGCTCTTCTTGCGCCCGGTCCCTCACAGCTTGGATATCCTGGAAGAGACGCCGCCATCCTTGACGAACTATCCTCCGAAGAAAGGGCAGAAATCGCAGAAGGACTCGGACGATATGAGACTGCGGTAGAACTCTCAAACAGGGTGGCGAGACAACGAGGCGGAGTAAGTCGTTTGGCCCAGATGAAAGAGAGAGGGCTTATCGACGAGGATGAGTACAACCGACGGGTTGCTCGCGTCTTTGAGATCCCGAATGTCCAACGGGAGCCACGCACTTCCGAGCCAGCGCCTACTCCAACCACTGCTCCTGAACCCACTCCATCCCCCCGGGCAGAAGAGCCGACTATGCAAACTCAGCCTGAGCCTACTCCTCAAGCTCGTCCTCAGACTGAGATTCAGAGAACTCGACTTCCGAAAAGATACCGTAATCCTCTTACAGGGGAGTTCATGCAATGAATGGTTCCAGCAGTTGTCCGAGTCACAATGGCTCGAAGAAAAGAGATTACGCTTGCGAGTACAAACAGCAGAAGAAGAATCCTGAAGCCGTTCGAAAGAAGAACGACAGGAATCGACAAAGAAGAAAAGCCGAGAAGGAAGGTCGGGTCAAGAAGGGAGATGGCAAGGAACTGCATTCTCCCAGCGGACATGCCAAGAACGGAGATCGAGTAGTTGCCCAAGAGGCGAAAGAGAATGAGAACTACTGGGACGATGACCGGTCTGATATAAAGGAAATCAAGAAGAAAATCTCGATGTCGATCAAAGCGAATAAGAGAAAGTCGATGAGGAAATCGTAATGGCAAGAACAATCCCAGCACCTTCTGGCGGAAGAACTGTCCCTGCTCCTGATGCAGGCGGCGGCGGTGGTGGTGGAAATCCATACCGCGACTGGACCGAACTCGACATCCATGACGCCAGTCTCTGGCAACGAGTTGATCAACCCACGGGCCCCGCACGCCTCGGCACGATCTCCTCCGACGGTACGGTGCTGACTTACGACAATCCCAACACGGGCGCAAAGCAGATGCAGCCCGGTACGTTGAAGGGAACACTCTACATCGCAAAGGCACACTTGAAGCCCTATGAGGAGTGTGGTTTGGCAGAGCCTTCTGGAGTTACTCCGAACCAACTCTACCCTGAGCAGTTCTCGATCAAGGTTGAGCTTCTGTGCGACGACATCCCCATCACCGGGCCCGTAGGTAGCGAGAGCACTTTTGGCTACGGCCAATATGGGCAGATCGGTGTCGGCTTTGTCCATTACGCGACCGATCAAGGCGGTACGCCTGTAATGCCGAACGCGACTCTCGAATGGGCAATGGCTCGGGTCTACAAGAACCAGACCTCAGATCCCACGGGGACGACAAGCGCTGGCCTCTACAAGGCTGGGTATATGACTGGCGGAAACCAGGCGTCAACTACAGGTGCAACCTGGAAGTGTCAGTTTTCGCCCCAGCGTGACGTTGACCACAACGCCATCATCTTCCAAGCAACCTTCGGGGCGACAAGCCGCAACAGCGTTGATCGATGCTTCATCCACGGCGGTTCTTACGCGACTACGAATCCACGAGCGAGATTCTTAGGCTCCGCTATCGGAACCAACGGCAACAACGCAACCCAGTTTACTGGTGCTAACGACCGCTACGTCCACATCGCTATTGGATTCTGTGCTTTCAACAACACGAGTGGCTCGGTGTATAGCCTAAGAGTACGCAGGTTACGGTACCTCATTCAGCCTCTATCAAACCGCGAAGACTTCACGCCGGAGTAGACCATGGACATAGTTATGTTTGAGACATCCAGCACTCAGGCTGCTGACGACATTGTGGCCGACGTACAAGCCGGTAACTTGTGGGGAGTCGAGATGGGGACAACCTCCAAAGCGGCTTCTTACTCGAACTTTGTCGCTGTAGAGGCAACGGCTACTCGCGTGTCCAATCTCCTGGGCTCTGCCCCAGAAGATGTGGATATGGAGATTCACGTCCACAATATCTATTCGTTCACCGATGCTGCATCCGACGAGAAGCTGTGGTATCTGCGCGGTGCAATGTAGGGGTGAACGATGGAGCAGCGAGTACGACAGCTTGAAACCGACGTAGCCGTCCTGGGCCAACGAATGGAACATGTAGAGAACGAGATGTCCTCGATTCGAGATGACATCCAACTCCTCAAGAAAGAACTCCACAAAGCCCAAGGGGTGATCATCGCGGCTGTAGTCTTGGTTCAAGCTCTCGCGGTTCTTATGGAGGTTTAGGTGGAATCCGAGTTCATAGCACAACTCATTGACCTCGGTATCACCGGCATGTTTATCTTCTACCTCATCTACCAGAATAAGAAGATGGGCATGCAACTCACTAAGATGACCAGGAAATATGAAGAACTTTTTGAGCGAGTACTAAAGGCAGTCGAATGAGTATGAAAGAAAGCCGCCTCAAGGCTGCCCGAAATGCCATGAAGAAGCACGGACTCAAAGGCTTCAACAAGCCTAAGAGAACTCCGGACCATCCTAAGAAGAGTCACATGGTCATGGCGAAAGAGGGCGACAAGGTCAAACTGATTCGCTTTGGAGAGCAAGGAGCCAGCACGGCAGGAAAGCCCAAGGCTGGAGAATCAGAGCGCATGAAGAAGAAGCGTAAGAGCTTCAAGTCTCGACACCAGAAGAACATCAAGAAAGGCAAGATGAGCGCAGCTTACTGGGCAAATCGCGTGAAGTGGTAGGAGAAGATCATGGCAGAAGGCGTACCCCATTACAAGAAAGACGGAACTCTCCACAAGGGCGGGTACCACAAGATGCCCGACGGGAGTCTCCACTCGGGCAAGACACACACAGAATCGTCTGTTCCTCTATTTCACTTGGAAGAACTCTCTGGCGATGCGAAAGAGAACGCAATGAAATCTATGAAGAAGAATGGCAAGAAAGACTACGACCTCAAGAAGATGAGGAAAGACGCCGCGAAGAAAGCAATGGGCAAGAAGAAGGGCGGAGATGCCTACTAAACTCAAAAAGATGCGGAAGAAAGCCGCAAAGAAGGCTTACAAGAAGGGCGAGAGCCGAGTGAATGAGTCCGGGAACTACACTAAGCCCGGACTCCGTAAGCGTCTTTTTGAGAAGATCAAAGCCGGAAGTAAGGGCGGTAAGCCCGGACAGTGGTCTGCCCGTAAGGCTCAGATGCTCGCGAAGCAGTACAAAGAAGCGGGCGGAGGCTACAAGAACTGATGGCGAAGACTAAGACCCAAAAGTCTCTGGATACCTGGACCAAGCAAGAATGGACCACCCCCTCGGGCAAGAAGAGCGGGGATACCGGAGAGGTCTATGCGCCTAAGAAGACCATCCAAGCTCTGAAGTCTACCAAGAAAGGTAAGAAGAAACTCGCTGCGGCAAACAAGAAGAAGCGAGAAGCTACCTCTCAGGGAAAACAGTTTGCGAAACACGGCCTACACGAGGGCAAGAAGAGATCTGCTGTTCGTGAGAGTGCCAAGAAGAAGATGGAGAAGAAATGAAGAACCGAGGAAAAATCCTTCAACAGGCAATCTTGATGGCTGAAGACCTGTTCCCCGAGCCCGGATCGGGTAAGAAGAAACGGAAGTGGGTTGTCACGTTCATCAATGAGCATGTCAACTTCCCGATTCTCAATGAACGGCAAGAGGAAAGAGTCATTGGATTCGCTGTTGACCTTCTATGCGATCTCATGTTCCAGAAAGTCCAAGAGATCAAAGCACGATGATTCCAGAACTACTGAAGCAGGTCCAGAAGTTCGGCTATCGGATCTTCGATGGTGGGTACGCCTACAACCTGAACATCATCGGGATCCGGGCGAACCAGAACGGGAATAGCTTCAACGACTTCATCTGCTGTGCTTACCGTGAGGAAGAGGATGGCCCGTGGACTGTGAAGTACTGGGCTGCGACTACTGACCCCGGTGAGTTCTGCCTGAAGAATCCAGAAGTCTACGGCAATGAAGCAGGAACCGCGATCGTCGTCCCCGGGCAGTACAGATCTGTCTACAAGTTAGATCTCCACGCGGGCAAGTACGAGGCTCTTTGCCAACGAAACGGGAAGATCCAAGTCTACCGGGACGGAAATAGAGACAACGTCCATGACATGGATCCCGACACTATCCAGGAAGGGTTCTTCGGATGCAACATCCACAAAGCTGGCGCTAACTCTACTCAGGTAGATAAGTGGTCTGCTGGTTGTCAGGTCTTTGCCCGAAGTAAGGACTTTGATGAGTTGATCGCCTTGTGCCACAAACAGATCGAAACTCACCCCACCTGGGCACCTACCTTCACTTACACCCTCATCACGGAGTGGTAGTCATGAGCAAACTGAAAGAAATCAAAGAGAAGCTGAACCTCAAGGTCGCCCTTGCAGGAGGCGCAATCATCGTCTCTTCATCCCTGGGCACCTGCCACTTCTTGGGAGAAGAGCAAGAAGTTGCTCCAGAAGTAGAAGAAGCTGCTCCCGTCTCGGAGCCAGTTGAAGAACCAGCGCCCGAAGAAGAAGCAGCCGAATGAGATAGGGTGGTGGGGGAGATGAGGCGTTGGGCCCTTAGAGAAGATGTGCCTGTTTATTCTTCTCCTCCCCCACCACTATTTTTAGGAGAACACGATGCCCGGAAATCTCAAAGACATGCGGAAGAAAGCCGCGAAAAAAGCCTACGAGAAAGCCAAGAAGACCTCGAAGCCCGGAGAGGGTAAGCGCTTCAAAGCCCTGGAGAAGAGCATAGAAGCGAGCGGTGCGGAAGATCCGGGTGCCGTTGCAGCCGCCATCGGCCGGAAGAAGTATGGCAAAGCCAAGTTCCAGAAGATGGCAGCCGCAGGCAAGAAGAAGTCTTAGTTCACCTCAAGTGGATGACCAGGAGATCGAGCAATCTCGACGTATGTCCAGTTTGCTTTCTTTCTCCCTTTTGGCTTTAGCGTTGTCATCAGGATTACCTGAGAGCGAGCTTTCTCCAGCACACCCATGGTCCGGGACAGAGTATCTGCATCCCACATCCGATCATCCACAACGATCAGATCTTGGCTTCCTCCCAACTCAGAAGCAATCGCTGCAAGCAGACGAGCTTCAGTGCTTCCTGACAGGGCGGTATGCGTTTCGTTGTCTCGTTCCAGGCCGATTCGAAGTCGAACATCTCCCTGCACATCGAACACGAACTTCTCCCCCTCGGGCAGAAAGACGCTAACAGCGTCTGCGAAGTTGCGAGAAGCAGCATCGATCATCTTGAACATCACTTCCATGAGTGCTGACTTGAGTTGCTTCAGTGACTCCTGGAGAGTCTTCGCACGCTTCTCCCCATTCCGGGCAGCAATCGCAGCGCGACAGAGTCGCTTCGACAGAAGCACTTCCGCGTACTCAGCTTGCACTTCTTCCGTGGGAGGAATGCGCTTGATGGCATCCTGGCCTCCAAGAAGCGAAACCAGATGACGCAAGACATGAGAAGCCTGGAGCGTAGGATCTGCCCGATAGTCGAGATAGATCGTCTGTACCAGGTCCCGAAGATGTGCGCGAGATAGCCCCTTGGCAACACCGGTCAACTCCTCGTCGCTGACTTCTTGGAAAGATCCCAGGGACTCCAGAGCAATCTGTCCGGCCTTCATCGTGCTGGATTGATCTCGCTGAATCTTACCGAGACGAGCGAGAGCATCTACGAGATTGACTCGTCCATCTGCCAGCGGGCACACAAGAACCAGGGCCTCGTGGAGATCCTCGTCGATGAGTCCCATGAGATCTCCGAGAGGAACATTCGAGCAGAGCTTGCTCCAGAAGAACTTCGCCTTGGTCTCATCGTTGCCCGCCATCACAGAATGGAGTTCCGCAACAGACAAGGTCGAGCCTTTGAATCCTCCTCCCTTGGGCCGTTTGCCCCTCTCCAGTTCCCAGAACGAAGTCTCTCCGTCGCTCAACTCTGCCGTGACAATAGCGGAGTTCGAGATGTCTGGAATCAGAGCAGACAAGAGTGATCCGTCTTTGATTGGCTTGTCCCGGTAGAGGAGACCGTAAGCCATACCTGTCCGGGCAAGTTGGACCGATTCTGCAATCGCACTCTTTCCGGCTTCATTCGCTCCGATCAAGACCGTGTTCTTGCCCAGGGGTACTTCATAGGGAGTCCCATCCGGGCTCTTGATGTTCGAGATCAATCGTACAACGTGACTCATTCTTCTCCCTCCTCTCCGAAGATCTCCCAGTACAGGCGAAGCAATGCGGCTCCGTTTGCCCGGGTGGGGATGCTTACTCCCTTTTTCCAGCGAACAAGACTCTGAACACTGGGATTCGTCCCAGCGAGATGTTCGCCCATCTTTACTGCGATCAGTTCGTAGGACATTCCGGTCGATAGAAGCTTGGTGATGATCGGCCCGCAGTCTGTCCGAACGTTCGCTAATGTCTGAATGTCTATAGGTGTTTTACCCATTAGGATTTCCCTTCAACTCCAACGGGAGTTCAAGCTGTTCCGAACCCTCCCCGGGCTCCTTGGGGGAAGGGGGGCCCTCACAACGAAAGCCTCCCTGCCAGTCGTCTACATCGAACGGATAGACTTGAGTGACTCTCTCAAGTCGATCCTTGTCCTGGTCAGTGGTCAACAGAAAGACAGGACGACCACGTTTGACCGCCAAACCAACAATCTGTGCGGTCGCCCTGCCTACTGTTGTGCTGGGGATCACGATGAAGTCGTAGTATGGCTTTCGAGTGATTGCGTGCTCTCTCTTCACTACACTCTTGGCCCATACGCTCCAATCTCCCCGGCAGTTGATCCGAAAGTCGTCCCTTCCCGAGATGACAGAAACTCTCAGATCCTTACCCACACGATCTCCCCGACCGCGGACTAACTCTCTAATGCGAATGCTTTGCTTCGCAATGGTCTTCTTGTCCTCCCCTGATGGGTGGGCGTAGAAGATCCTAATCACTTGACTCATTTCAGTGCCTCGTCTGCGAGGTAGGCGAGATACTTCCAGTCATGTCCCTGGCGCTCTCGTTTCTTGAACTTCTTCAAGGCCACTCCCTTCTTGCGGTAGTTCGCTGCTCGCGTGTTGAGTGCAGTCCTCTTGGCCTGCGTGTTGGACATACCGAGCTTACGAGTGACTTCTGCTAAAGTCTGGCTCGACTGCCAGGCGGTGATGAACTCTTCGGGACTTATTTTACTGTTAGGCATGATGACTCCTGTTGTTGCCTTACACCTCACTCCACCGATTACCGATGTCCGCAGCAGCGGTGTAATCGAGGAGCGGGTTCACTTTCCTGCGTCTGTTCATGGCTTTTTCCAGAACTTCCGCAGCAAACTCTGCTTCACTCTCGGGCACCTCTAAATAGAGAGCATCGTGGCCGTGATTGATCAGCCACTCTACCGGGAGTGTTTGGTTGGGAGGATCGATCGCTTCTGTAGCAAACCAATCCTGGACTCCGTAGATCAACTCAAGCATCGCCTCATTGACGATCACCACTCCTCCAGACTGGATGGGGTGGTTTACAAGCTCGTTGATCTTGTCTTCATTCCTGAAGTAGCGACGACGATCCCAGAGAGAATCTCCAATGAAGCCTTCTTTCCGGTAGCGAGTTTCGATCATCCTCCACCAGCGAGGGATCTCTGGATCTGCTCGCTTGAGACCTTCGACTACTTGCCGAACGTCTTCGACCGTGAGGTGCGAGTAGAGGAGGTTCCCTTCGTCGTCTTCGACCGAGACGATTTGTTCGTGGATTCGCTTAGTTGAAGCAGCGTACTGCCAAGCGTAGCGTGTGTTTTTCGTGATGTCACGGGTGGCTTTGAAGGTGCCCTTGCCTTTCTCCTTACGATCACTGGGGGCTCCTTCGAGTTTCCATATCCCTTTGCCATATACGATCTCCATCGTCTCGTTGTGTGGGTCGAGTCCTTCTCGAATAACTCGGAGTGAATGCTTTGCCTTGGCCTCTTCAGCGATCAAGCGAAGCTCAAGCTGGTCCATGTCAGCGCCAACCAGAACACACCCCTCCCGGGCAACAAAGATGTCCCGCAGACTGTACGGGATATTCTGAGCGTTCGGATTGCTCGAAGAGTATCTGCCCGTAGCTGGGAGACGGTTGTAGCTGGGATGGATTCTCGTGATCTGTTTCTGGATCAGGGGTCGGATGTAGGTGCCCAGGAGTTTGGTGACTTTGCGATAAGTCCTCACTGAGCGCAACACTGAAACTCGCTCCTCGTCCAAGCCGTAATGAACGATCATTGTGCGGAGAGTTTCGTCATCCGTAGAGGGATCTCCCGTCTTCTCCGAGTAGTGATGGGGAGCCAAGCCCCACTCCGTGAAGAGAAGGTTCGCCATCTGACGAGTGCTTTGCGGATTGAATCCCTCACCGACGAGATCCTGGCATCTGCGGAGATGGATCTTTGCCTCCGTGTCCAGTCTGATCAAGTGTTCAGTAGCCTTGGCCAAGTCGACTCCCATGCCGACTCTCTCCATCGTAGCGCCCAGAGATTGAAGCATGTGCTCTCGTGGAAGAAGGTGCTGTTGGCGACGCTTCCTCACATCCCGGGCAAGAGGCTGCGCGATGCGAGCCGTGACGCAAACATCCTTGCCACAGTAGATATGAAGCTCCTCGTCGGTCTTTGCCTCAACTGCCGTGTGGTCTGCTTTCCAGGCTTCGGGATTGTCCGTGTAGAAAGAACCGACAAAGCCCAGGTTGTGAGGGAGTTCGTTGTCTGCGAGCAAGTGCAGGAGAATGGTATCGCAAGTCAGGTTTGGGGTGATGCCCAGCCATGACTCCACACAGAGCCGGTCGTACTGTCCTGCGTTGTGTCCGAGTAAAGGAACCTGCGGATCGAGGAAGAACTTCTTTAGTGAGTTTTGGAGAAGAACAACTTGATCCGGAGTCGCTAAAGAAGTCCCATCGATGCTCAAGATTTCCACAACTAACGCTTCTTCTTCATTGCCCAAACCTACGCAGCGCACGTTAGCGGTCATTGGATCAATCCCGTCAGTCTCCAAGTCATAGGCGACGGGAGTCTTGTTCGCCCTCCACCGGGCAAGGAACCGCTCAAGAACCTCCACCTCGTTGGTGCGAGTGATCTTTGGTTCGGGCCAGTCCAGGTTGCCCGAGAAGAAGCGAAATGCTTTTCGCAGGTCATGGCGAAAGACTTCGCGGTAAGCAGCCTGCCGGATAACCCAGGAAGGATGCATGGTATACGCCACCTCCAGAGTTACTTCAGGATCCCAGGGTGCCTCGACAAGTTCGCACCCGCCTCGAATGTTCATGATGGAGACATCTCCACCACGGATTGCTCTGGCGGCATTTTTCCCTAAACAGATGACCTTCTTGATTCCGGAAAGTCGAAGCTCTTCAAGTAGCAACGTCTTGCAGGCATCAAGAGGACGGAGCAGCCGGACAGCCTCCGTTCCGTTTTCTTTAGCGAGTTTCTCTCTCCTTCGGTTGATTCGAGAAACCTTTATATTTACTGTCTCCAAGTCATTCTTCGGAGGACGACAGCGCACAGCATTGGCGATGTAGCATCTATCCCTGGGCACATTCAGCGCGTTCAGCGCAGACTGGAGTTCAAGCCCAGCCGGGCCAACAAAGGGACGGCCTTCGACTACCTCGTGCATACCGGGAGAATCTCCCAGAATGATCACGCGATCATCATCGTGCGTTTCAGATAGTACCGGAGTGGCATCGCCCGTGTTGAGGGCGCAGTTTTCGCAGATTGGGTAAAGCATAAGTTCTGGGGAAGGTGCCCCCTCCCCCGCACCACTACGAAAGGGGGAAGGGGCCGGAGGTAACCACTCCTCCCCTTGAGGGAAGAAGATCGCTGGTAGTCCTCCCTCACTATGTACACGGTCAAGGAGGAGATTAATTTCCAAGAAAGATAAAAAAAGTTGAGACATCTGTTAGACCGCGGACATGCCTCCCTGCTCCGCCGCTCACGCCCCGAAGGGCACTGGTCAATCCATCAGGAACTCGAACTCATCGGAAGATGAGGTCTTAGCAACTGGAGCCGCGCCATTTGACACAGGCTGTGCGGCAGGGGCTGGCTCGGCCTCGACTTTGAAGTCAGCAGGAGCCGGAGCGGATTGGGCCTTCTTCATCTGGTTGAAGTAGTTCTCGTTGATGTAGCGGTAGTCAGCGTAACTTCCCTCAACAGGACGACCGTTCGCACCCATGGTGGGAGCGGTGTAGTTGAAGTACACGGACTTTCCGGCAAGCTTGTCGAAGGGAAACTTAGTCTTTCCTTTCAGCTTGCTCTCAGGAACTCCAGCCGAAACCAGGAAGCCCATGAGGAAAGGCATAGCTTTGGGGCTCAGGGAGAAGCTGTCCTTGTGACGGACGCCCTCCGTGATCATGTAGACCAGCAATCGGTTGGAATCTTCGTAGTGACGAAACTCCAAGATCTGAGCCGAGTGCAGGCCAGTTTCGAGGTAACCAATACCAGCACCCGCGGGGGAGTGACCGGTGAAATCAAGTTCGATAGTTACAGACATTTATGACTCCTATGTCAAAGTCTGGGGGTGAAAACCCACAACACACACGCGAGTGGGAGAGATGGGATCGGAGGTAGCGCCACTGGTACAAAGGAAAAAACCTGGCTACCCCCGATCCACTAAATGAATAAAGCCTCTTCGTCTTCGATCGGTCGCGAGAACAGATCAAGTGCCTCGACGGCTTCGTAATGTTTGATGGTTGCACGATGCAGACCATCCTGGAGAGCCCAGCGAATGTGAGCGATCTCTCGCTTGCCCTTGAGTTTCTCGACAGCTTTCTGGAGAACGTCTGACCAGTTCTCGATTCCTGCTTTGAGGATCTCATCGCAAACTCCCTGGGCAACTTTGTCGATCCACTCAAGTCCCTTGGGGTAGGGAATCAAGTATCCCGCTGCTCGAAGTCCCTCAGCGACATTCATCGGAGCCATTCCCGGGAACACGGAAAGTCGATCTCCAGAGACATAGTCGGCCTGGGGTTTGAAGCAGAGTTGGTATTTCCACGGGGCAGCGGTAGGCTCGAACATTGCTCGGCCAATCACGTCGACCATGCCACTAAACTTTTCTGGAAGCTGGCCAGGCAGTGAAGGACCACCGCGAACGAACTTACCGCTGCTGGTCCGTGGAGGCTGTTCATGACAGTTGAAGATTACAACCATCCCCTGGGCAGTAGCCGCGCGAGCGGCGTCTCGACACGCGAGGACATCTCGCGTAAGAGCGGACCACATTCCGCCTCGACCCTTGGAGGATTCGTACTCGTTGATTGTAGACTCAACCATCAAAGAGAAGTCATCGATAACGATAGAAGGAACTTTCGCTCCCTTGGAAACAACGGCTTCAATCGCCGCCGTCGCTTCTGGAACAATCTTCGCCGGAGCGATGTTCAGCTTCTCAAGCCCAAGGAATCTCTGGGCTGAGAGAAGACCAGCGGGATCTCCAATGAAGACTCCCGTTGCTCCTGCTGCTGCGGAGGCGATTGTTTTTCCGGCTTTACTTGGGCCGTAGAGGCAGATGAATACGCCCCCAGCAGGCGAACTGCTTCGGCCATTGGACCCATTAGATCCATTCTTAGTAGACATTGATTTCTCCAAACACACACTTGTTGGTTCACGAAAGCTAACACACAGGTTTTTGATCGGTCAACTCAGGTCGATCAGTTAGTTGAATCACATCTATGATCTGATCCAAGAGTTTCAGTTTCTCGATTTCTCTTTCAGTCTCTGCATCGCTGTAGGTCTTGATCATGTCGTCGAGTTCTCTTGCGAGAAAGTGAAGGGCTTCAAGAACAACCTTCTTCTCTTCGTCGGTGACTTTGAGAAGAATCATCCTTCATCTCCGAATCGGCACAGGTCGTATGCGTCACACTGTCCGTACTTGCCGAAGCAGGTTTGGTTGTTGAGAGCCATGGGCCATTCCTCGATGGGCTTCCCTTCAAAGAGAGAGATCTTGCGTTCTCCCTCTTCGATGACTTGAACGAAATGCTTCAACGCGCGAGGCGCGGGTTCGAGAGGACGACGGTCAAAGTCGAAGGGAGGTGAGAGTTTGATTCGGTTCACGAGAACTCCCGCGAACTTAGAACCGTACCGAGCCTTCCCGAAAAGTTGATACCCGATGAACTGTCCATCGAGAATGTGCTGCCGAAGAGTTTTAGAGTTGAGTCGGTAAGCCGACTTGTGATCAACGATCCAAACTCTTCCGTTCGCGTCTTCGATGATGAGATCTGCTCGCTGGGTGTAGAGATGCTTCTTCTCTCCCAACCGGGCTCTAAGTTGATGCTCGACATCGAGAACCTTCCATTCTTCGAAATGCCAGTTGTGCCGATAGGCGAAGTAGGCATCTTGAATCTGAGGGATTGCAGACATCCACAAGGGAGACTCTTCTGCGTTCTTCTCAGCAAGGGCGACGATTGCATCTTCTGGCAAGAGCCAATCATCTGGATTCCCTCCGGTCTGTTTTTCTTTGAGGCGTTGGTAGTGATGAGCAAGAGCAACGTGGATCAAAGATCCGTTCACTAATGGAGCCGACACCTTGAATCGTTTGCCTCCGATCTCTCTCCAGGCGAAGAGCCTGGGACATCGGATGACTGTTTGGATTCGGTGCCACCCTCTTTCAGAAGGGCCAGCGTCTAAGAGTTTCATTGCCTGTTCTCCTCTATTATAGCCAAGTGGTTGTGCTCTGCAAGGATCAAATGTCAAGGGGATGTCAACTGAGCCACACGTTGGAGCAAACGTTCTGCTGCGCCTTCGGAGTTATCAACTCCCCCCAGCGCGTTCTCGATTTCTTCCGCTGCTCCATCTTCTGCGATCTCTCCGACATGCGGCAGCTTGTCCAGGAGAGTGTCCGCAACGTCTTCATCCGCAGTCGTCCGGGCAATCACATAGGACACGAGCACCGCACGCTTCTGGCCCAGTCGGGAGAAACGTCCTTCCCACTGGATGACTTTGTCTGGAGTCCAGGGCAGCATAGCGATGAGCGCCAGGTCTGTGTCTTGGAGGTCCACGCTTTCTCCCCAGGCATCTCCGGTTCCGACGAGCAGACATGGCCCAGGGTGATCCATATAAGTGTGGCGGATCTTGTCTCGCTCAGAAGGATCTGTTCCTCCGTGAGCCCACCACATCCCACAGCCGGGAATGGTGTCAGTGATCTTCTTGAGTTTGGTAGCGAGGCGTTCGCAGTCGATGCGTCGTCCTGAGAACACCGTGACTTTCTGCCTGCACTTCAGGGCAGTGAGAACTCGCTCCTGAACGTAAGAGTGTTTGCGAGATGCAGCTTCCATGAGGAGAGCCTCGAAGTAACTCTCTCGGGCCTCTTCTCCTCCGCCCTTGAGATTCTTCTTTGCTCGGGCAAGTTCCCGCTTCATCGCCGCAGGCTTGTCTTGCTCAGATACTTCTAAGCGAACAACCTCTCGTCTCTTCTTGGGCAGATGCTTGTTGACTTCATCTCGGGAGACGCGAACCTTGATCTCTCTCAGGCGAGTTCCGAGTTCCTCAACGTTACTCTTTCCCAAGTACTCGTAGCCGTAACCATTGTGCTGGCCAGCGCAGTAGCGTAAACCAAACTGGTGGAAGCTTCCCCACTGCCAGGGCTCGATGATGTCCAACTGTGTCCATAGGTCTCTCACCCTCCCGGGCACAGGGGTGGCGGTTAGAGCAAGTCGTCTTTCCGTGACAGCAGCAATCTTCCGGGCAGAGTCCAGGCTGTTGCCCAGACCATCAAAGCGAACTGAGCCATCGGGCATCACGGTAGCTTTGGTATGCTTAGGTCGACGCAGCCAGTGAATCTCATCCCATACAGCAACTGCGGGTCGCACCTTTACGATAGCTTCGGCCCAGTACTTGATTGTCTCCCAGGCAGTTATGTACAACTTGGTTGGATCCCTGGGGATAGTTCTTGCCGTCTGACCAGTTAGCAGTTCGGGTTCGAGAACTGTGTATCTCTCGCATTGTTCGGCCCACGTTCCACGAGCAGCGGCTTTTGTAACGATAAGCTTTACTCCCATCGGTGCTACGCCCAAAGCGTAAACGAGACCGACGAGAGTTTTCCCTGCACCTGGGGGAGCCCAGCCGTGTGAGCCAGGAACAGCGAAAGCCTTCCTGAGCATCCGACGCTGGTGCTCCTTCGCGAATCCATTCAAGTTGTCCAGAAGTAGCGGACTGGCGAGGAAAGCGGAAACTACCTCGTCGTTGACTTCCTTCGGGATGGGTGACTCCCAACCCAGAACTGAATGGGCGTTCAGTGGAACGCGATACGTTCCGTTCTTGTTCTCCCAGATGCCAGGGATATCCTCAGCACCTTCGGGCACACTTCTGCAAAAGACGAACGGCCTGTTCTCCATCGTCTTGTCTCCTTTGTTTTATGTTTACGAGATTCCAGCACCGGGCATCTCAATGACTTTCTCTTCTTCCTTCTGGGCAGGGAGACCCATGTAAGCTTGGAGTTTCTTTCCTCCAATCATAATCCACTTGGCATGTACCGAGGTGATGGCGATGAGCGCCAGACGAAGAGTTGACTCTGGTCGGATGTCTCGTCGTCCGTTTCGCTCACACCATGTTCGGTAGGATCCATAGATGAGTTCGCAGGGGATGACTCCCCGAGAGTAGACGGAGTCGGGAACCTGAACTCCCATGAAGTCTGGACCAGGGGGATAGTCAGCCAAAGCAGCAGCGGCTCCGACTTCTGCAATGAGATCCACGAAGTGATCAACGCTTCCGCGAGATGCATCCTGCAAGAGCTTACGAGCAGGAGCAGCGAAGGGACGAGAGATCAAGTAGTAGTCGACTTCCATCGCATGGAGATGGTGAGCGAATGCTCTAACTTCCAGGGCGAAAGATTTGGAGTACTTGCCTGTCTTCGGATTGAAGCAACCGGAGAGCATCTTGCGGTATTCCCAATCACACTTCCCGGGCACAAGGACCGTGAACCTACGGTCATCCTTCTCCAGCATGAGAGGGCGTCGGTCGTTGGAAGTGAGCCACCAGGTCATTCGGTTCTCGACTTCCGTCCGGGCAGCATAGGGAGCGCGACAGGGAACCCGGTCATCCGTGATGTATGCCTTGAGTGCAGGGATGACAGAGTCAGCATCCCGGGAACCAGACACCGCAACCTCGTCAGCGAGGACCAGTAGCTTCGTGACGTAGCTTGCGTTGAAGGAATCCTTCAGGGCTCGGTTGGAGACAATCGCGCTGTTGCGTTCTCCGACAGCAGCAGAGAGGAGTCTGCCGAACATCGACTTACCCACACCTTGCTGAGGAGACATGCAAAGAACTGCCACCATGGAACGACGCTCGGGCTGCTGAACGAGAGAAGCACACCAGTGCATCAGCCAGTTCACAGCCTTCTCATCTCCATCGCAGAGCACATCGATGATCTGAGAGATGCGATCGAACTTGCCTTCGAGCGGACGAATCTCCGGGCGAGCGTAGAGATTGAGCATGGCGCCAATGCCGTCTTCATAGATGGTAGGACCACGAGAGGAGTCGCAGGTGAATCCGTAGACTTGGCGAGAAAGAATGTGGTCGAGCATCGCGTTGACGTGACTTCCATCGAGACCATCGGACAACTTGCCGATGAGATGATTGAAGATTCCATCCTTGCGGAGAGGAGAACCTACCTGCCAGCCACCCTGAGAACGGCGGTAGAAGACGTTCTGAGGAGCGTTGAACACGATGTTGGAGTCAATGTAGAACCTGAGCTTCTCGGGCACCTCAGCGAGGAGTTCCTTGCGTTTGAGCACGGAGTGAGCAGCGCCGCGGGTTTTCTTCTTTCCCCCTTCCCCTTTGCCCTTGGATCCTTTGAGCCAGAACTGGGACTTGTCGTGGTCATGCCTCTCGCTTGTACACATCAAGAAGGCGCGTCCGTCATTCATCACGCGCAAGAACGCGCTACCGAACGAGGCATCTTCTTGGAAGGGACATGCACACTTGTGCTTTGCAGCACCAAGGAGCAGCAGGTCTTCGACGGGAGCTTTGTCCTGTCCGTCTTCGGAGAGAACAAGAACAGTGGAGGGAGCAAGTAGAAGTCCGCCTGAAGCTGAAGACTCTACCTCGCCTGTTTCTTTAGTATCAGTCATCAATGAATCCACACACAAGGGAGTAGATGATACCTCTAAGAAACTCTGAAAGGAAGCACCAGTTCTTCGAACGGGCATGGCGTAGAGTCTCGCGAGGTCACTGCATCCAGTGTCTACTCCTTCCGTGTATCCGATTAGCGCGAGGCATTCCTCCCGAACCTTCGTGAACTCTTTGGGGCTGACTCGCCGGGACAGGAAAACTACCACGCGGTATCTTGGCTCTTCGTCCGTGTGCGACCAAGTGGTGTAGACGCAGAAGGCGATCTCCAGCGAACGGAGATGTTCGGCCATTCGCTCCGCGCTCCACTTGGGATGGTCGTAGTCGAAGACGATTGCAGAGATCCCGACAACATTCTCGTTGGCGCGTTTGCACTTATCTCCCTGGGCAGGGAACAGCGCAGGCGACCAGCAGTGCAGTTTGTTCTTTGGGAACTCTCGTTGACGCCAGGGAGGATCCGTGAAGAACTTCTCAAGTTGACTGACTTGCTTGACAAGGATACTGGACGGACGTACAGTAGTGAAGCCACCTCGGAATAGACTCATGTTCCAGGGTAGCCACGTTATTTCATTCATGCTTGACTCCTGATCTCCTCGTCTTCCGCTACTTGACTCCGGCGGAAGGCGAGGTTTTCTTTTAGTTAGAGATGCCGCAGCGCTCGGGGTGGAACCAGAGGAGAGGACGTTTTCCTTCTTGCCTTACCTGCTTCTGGAAGAAGCCGTGGCTCTGAAGGAGACGAGACAGTTGGTTCTTGTAAGCCTTCGGCCGGATGATCATATCAGGACCGACCGCATCGATCAGGTGGTCCAGCGAAAAACCATAGTCTCCCATCTGCATGGCAACCTTGAGAACGGTAGCGGAAGATGGGTAGTCGGAAGTGTCCAACCCCTCGGGCTGAGGAACCGACGAAGAGAAGGATGTCATAAGTAGCGGCCAGTCTTTTGTGCCTTTGGAGATGTACTCCAGAGCAAGCACGGTGACTTCGAGTCGAGAGACTCCAAGCTCATTCGAGAGGTCGTTGGCAAGGGTGGACAATCGGTCCTGTAGTTCGGTCATTTGGGCTCCAATGTTGGTTGACAGGTGTGTGCAGAAAACTTTTAGGGAATGAATCTATCTACCTATCTGGTAGGTTGTGAGATTGATTCCACCTAATAGTTTTTTCCTACCTTTCTCTGCTAATAGATAGATTGACAGACAAGAGATTACAGGTATTTAGCTGTGGCATGTAAGTACTGGCTACTCTGTTACTGTGACAAAATACAGGGATTCAACCCAGGTAGGGGGGTGTCATCTCTGTCATACCAAGGTATCAAAACCGTACTGCCATGTCAACCCAACCCCAGAAAAAGCGTCAATCAACTACGTTGGTAGTGGTTGCATGACAAACACTGTACAGGCGTACAGTATTTT